TTGGGCTTTTTCTGGAGGTAAGTGATGAGTGAGGATAAGCGTATTCAATTAGAGGATGACCCAGCTTTCTACTGGGAAATGATGTGTAAAAACCTTGCACGTGAAAACCATAGAATGATGGAGAGACTCGGAAAACTGGAAGACCTGAATCGCTGGCGTAAGTGGCCGGAGGAAAAGCCAACAGACGAGGCGAATTTTCTGGTCGTTGATAAGCACGGTCTATTTTCAGTTAAATATTGGTGCGAAGATGCTGCTTGGTTGTGGCATGAGCTTTTAGAAAACGGCTCTTGCTGGCGACCAATCGGCCCGTTGCCGGGCGAAGGAGGGGAGTGATGAGTGACACGCCAATAGGCCGGATTATCGGCAAGTGGCCGGGAGATGAAACAGAGGAAGAAATAACCGAGGCACTTAACCAGCTTGGGAAATGTCAGAAGTGCAGGAATCTGGAAGATTTGCTTCGCTGGCGTGATGCGTGGGGCGAACCGCCGACAGGGCACGGCAATTACCTTGTTCAGCGGCACGAATTTTACGGTGGGGCTGAACTCATGGTTCTGCATTGGAATGGAAGATGGCCACTCCGGGCTATATCGCATTGGCGACCAATCGGTGAACTTCCGGGAGAAGTAGGTTAATTATGGATCTTCCAGTTGACTATACGATATTAAGCAGAGTGCAAAGAAAAAAAGTTAGAGAAGAGTATGTTCTACTTCAAGAAGGCAGGTGCAGTCACTGCGGGGAGGCTTTAGACGGTCCAGCTTCTTTTGAAGTAATGGAAAAACAAATAAACCTCAAGATTTTTCCAAAAGGTTTTCTAAAGTATCCGGTCCATTTACACCACTGCCACGACACAGGAATGACCGTCGGTGCAGTTCATTGCTACTGTAATGCTGTTCTTTTTCAGTATTACGGGAAGTAAGTACACGTCGAACCAGGGGAGTAAAGTTTTGACAGACGACGAAAGGATAAAGGCTCTTGAGTCTCTGGTGTTGTCGTTTCAAGACATAGCTCACGACAATGCTGACAAGTTGAAAAAGCTAAGGCTGGCAGTTCAGAAAAACTGCGGGCACTGGTACGATCCAGGATACGGCCTAAGATGCTGGGTTCCCGATAAGTGGGTTACAGAAGCTCTTGGGTTTAAGCCTAAAGGGCCGGATTCAAACAAAGAGGAGTAACAGCATGATTGATGCGCGGATAGAGGAATTGGAAAAAGAAAACCAACATTTAAAAGAAAAAATAAACGCCTTAACCACTATTTTAAAAGCCGTAGGAAAAATGATTTCTGATCAAGAAGCTATTTCAGCGCAAAGTGCCGTTGAGTTTGACGACACCTGTCCTTACTGCTCCACGTCTGAAGTATTTGAAGACGACGACGTAGACGGGCTAGCGCGATGCAACGGTTGCGGAAAGTGCTGGTTTAACAAGTGAGAGCTTATCCGTTTGTTTTATTAAAAAATTAAATATTGTATTTAAAAACAGCATACAACAAGGTGTAACATGCGAGTATTACTGCTTTCTGTTGCTTCTTTTGTTATGACTGTTATTTTAGTTACTTTTTTTCAATGGAGCAGTCGCGTGGTCGCCGCAGATACTTACGAATCTTGGTTTAAAAAATTTGATGCAGAGTTAAAAAAAAGATGCGGAATAGATTGGAATGACGCTTGTGGTGACGTCGAGGTATCAATGAAGTACTTTAATTGTAAGATGACTCCAAGCGAGGCTGTAAGTTTTATGATTGATAAATATGACTTAGAAGACTTAACGGCTAATACCTGGTAATGGACGTACGTTTTAAAATAACTAGTCTCAACAAGACTAGGCTTACCAGGTGTTTGATCCAGAGCCTTTTTAGACTTAGCGTTTTTGACTTTGAAAAAATAAAAAACAAAACAAAAAAGTTTGTAAGGTTTTGGCGGCTTAAGCTAGAAGACCTTAGGAGAATAGACAAAACCATTTTGGGAATGGGTGTTGAATCTAGAATGCAATATCTTAGAAACTGCCCTCCTAGTGTTGGTTCTTTCTCCTCTGGAAGCTATAGCCCTAAAAGTTGTAAACTTAGTTTTATGTGTCCATGGTGTTGGTCTAGAAGGTATACCCAAAAGATATATCGTAAAGCCAAGAGAGCAGCTGCTCTTAATCCAGAAAGTTTATTTTATGTAATTACGGAAAGATTTGAGACTTCATGTAATGGCAAGGAGGCTTCAGAGCTACTGTCTCTGAAAACCGCCGAAGCCAATAAGGCAGTATCTAGACTGAAAAGGAGGGTTGGCATAGAGGGCGGAGCGTGCTTGTGTTACGCTTTTCCGTCAGAAAACAAAGCGTTTGTTGTAACTAAAATAGTTCTGCACACCAGCAAAGCAATTGATTTTAGTTATAGTAACAAACTTGTTTTTAAAGGTAGATCCGCATTTGTTAAGGTAGCATCGCAAATATCTTATCCTTACGGTTGCCTTTCTCCAGCTTACTCTTCAAAGTTTATGTCTGACCTCATAAGACATAGGCCTAAGAAGTCAAAGTACTTTTTTACTTTTGGTTCTTTTTACTTGTGATTTTTGCGTTTGGCGTGTTGCAAGCACGCCAAACGCGTGTATTATTTTTATTATTGAGATATGCGCGCATAGAGGTTAAACATGCCAAAAATAAAAGAAGAAGGCGTAAGGTTCAAAGTAGTAGTTCCTCACATACCCTATTTACCCTCTGACCAAGATTTGCCTGTCAGCTATCAGCGCGTAAATGACGATAAACCTGTTTTCCAATATATAAAATTAAAGTCCTTCCCTTTGGACGACGCTTCTTACTCTTATGAAGAGGCGATTGACGTTTTAGAGATATTCACGTCTAGGTGGCAGCTAGGACGTTGCGACCCTCTTACAGAGCCTTATGCTAAAGCTATTTCTGACTCTTCTGTTACTTTTACTCTTATGGAGTTTAAGAGCACCGAAGACGCTGAGGACTTGCTTCTTAAATTTTGTAAAAATAGAAAAAGAAAAGAAGGACTGGGAGGAAGGATGTTTTCATCAAAACAAGATGAAGACGATCAGAGTGACACAGACGATGACGTTTTAGATTTAACTTGAGGTACCTATGGCTGGTTATTACCCTGACGATAGACCCGGCAACAGACCTTGTATAAAGTGCGGCAAGGTATTCAAGTCGGTCAATAAGTTAACCAACAGAGTTTGTGGCCCTTGCAACGAGACTAACTCCAAGGAAAGAAATCCAAGACCTGTTAAAAACCATTCAAATATAGATTCAGGTCAGTGAGGTGCACGATGTCTTTTAAAGGCGTAGCGGTTATCGGGGATGTGATGTTGGACAGGTATCTTTTTGGAGAAGTCTCCAGGATATCTCCAGAAGCCCCGGTACCGCTAGCCTTGATAAACAGGCAAAGCCAGTGCCCAGGAGGCGCGGCGCACGTAGCAGCTTGCTTAAAAGAGCTGGGTGAAAACGTAACTCTTTTTTCGGCAGTTGGAAAAGATCAAGAAGGCTCTTACCTGGAAGACCATCTTTCTTCTGTTGGCGTCAAGAGTGACTTGGTCAAGTTATCTGACTGGAACACACCTGTTAAAACAAGGATAGTATCCTGGCAGCATCATCTATTTAGATTTGATTTAGAAAAAGATATATCTACTTCTTCTGATTACAAAAATTTAACTGAAACTCTTTTTAATAGGTTTAAAAGCCAAGCGGCAAACTTTGATTGTTTGGTTGTGTCAGACTACAACAAAAAAACTATATCGTCAGCTTTGGCCGAAGGTTTGCAAAGGGTCTGCGCTTTAAAAGGTATAAAAGTTTTTGTTGACGCTAAGCCGAATACAGCCAGACTGTGGTCTGAATGCTTTTGCATAACTCCTAATTTTAAAGAAGCCTGTCAAATACTAAAAATAAACTACTCTCCAGACTTACTTGGAGATGACGCGTATTGTGAATCTTTGACCTTGGCTTTGTCTAGGCTTATGCCCAGTTTACCTCTTATAGTAATAACTAGATCACAGCACGGTTGTTCTTACTATGACAGATTTAGCGGTGAGTGCTCCAGCATAAAAGCTTTAACTAAAAGGCCCGCTAACGTAACTGGCGCTGGAGACGTTTTTGTTTCGGCTCTGGCTTCTGCTTTGAAATGTAACTATCCAATTAAAACTTCGGTAGCTTACGCTAATGCCGCTTCCAGCGTTGCCGTCACAAAAGAAAATACTTCTGTAGTAAGCGTTGATGAGATAGCCGCTATATGCGCAGAAACACACGACTGTGTTCCTAAAAAATCAGAGTCTAAAATACTTACAGTACAACAGGCTGTGTCTTGGGCCAGGGCTAACAAGACTGTTCAAAATCCAATAGTGTTTACTAACGGATGCTTTGACATACTACATGACGGACACATAAGTCTTTTAGAAGAAGCCAAGAGCCTAGGCGGCAGCCTTATAGTCGCAGTAAACACAGATGAAAGCATAAAACAGCTTAAAGGCGATGGAAGGCCTTTTAATCCTTTGTCTTTGCGATTGAGGCTTCTTGCTTCTTTGTCCGTGGTTGACGCTGTTGTTCCTTTTGAACAAGACCAGCTTGTTCCTCTGATTTCAGGAATTAAACCTTCTTATCTTGTAAAAGGTTCAGAGTACGCGGGCTGTGACATACCTGGAGCAGCTGAAACAAAAAAGAATGGTGGAGATGTAAAACTTGTCCCCATGACTGAGGGCAAGAGTACAACCTCCACCATTCTTAAAATACTTAGCTCTTCTTCACAGACGCTGTAGCTGCGTCTTTTTGTTCTTGGCTGGGCTCTAGTTTCAAAAAAGAAACTATAGAGTCTACAACTTCTTTAGGGTTTTCAATCATCTGTTCAAAACTTACGTACAAAACTTTTTCTTTGTTGTCTTTGTTCAACAACAAAAATCTTTCAGTGTTCATAGACCTGGCAGTAGAATACCTGCCAAAAAGATCAGCTGCTCTTTCCATCCTTAAATCTTTTTCAGCTTTAAGCATGTTTAACACGCTGTGGTGCGGAGTTCTTACTGGAATTATTACTAGCAGCTCTACCCCTACAGCCTCAGCTGCGTCCATGTAGTCAGGAGCAGTCATGCAAAATCTTACATCGCACGCTCCCCACATTGTTTCTTTTTTTTCAGTGAGATAATACTTTATAGACCCTTGAGAATTTCTAGGCGCGCTGTAACTTATTTTTGGATTCTCCACCTGACCGCAAAGCATGGTGTTTAGCTGCCATGCGTGATAGTCGATGATCCCCCTTGACGGGTCTTCTCCAACAGGAACTCCAAGGTTGTTAAGTATTCCTGCTACTACACTGCCTCCGGAGTAGGGAGTGTTTAAAATCAAAATGCAAGTCTTGTCAGCCATGACTTAGTCCTTTTTGTTGTTGTTAGGCTTAGTAAAAACTCCGTCCTTTATCAACTCTTCTCTCATCACTGGGATTTCCCTTGGAGCTTCTATTCCTATACTTACTTTCAACCCATCTACTTTCACGATGGTTATTGAGATGTTGTCCCCAATCCTGATAACCTGGTTGGGCTTTCTAGATAAAACTAACATGAAGGTCTCCTTTCCTGGTTGACTGGCTATACTCTAGACACTAACATTCTTGTTTTCAAGGAGAGAAACATGCCGTCAAAACCTATAGCCGTCCTTTCTTCAGATTGGCACCTTCTTCCAGCGGCTTGGAAGAAGTATCCGGCTATTAGAGGAGACGCGTATTACTCTCTGCAGCAAATCGTAGATCTAGCTGTATCCCTTGAAGTTCCGCTTGTAGCAGCTGGAGATTTGTTTGACAACAAAACTCCAGACAGCTTAAGCGTAAGTATTTGTTTACATGAAATGCGTAAATTGGCAAGTGCTGGGCAAAAAGTTTATTTCATTCAAGGCCAGCATGAGCTCTCTGACCCGCCTTGGATGACGTTGTTTGATAACGCCGTAAACATACACAGCTTTGATTCTTACGGAGCTGTTTCTCCTATAGAAATAAACGGCTTACGTTGCTGTGCCATGGATATAGCTAAGCCTAGCTATTTTGTTGATTGTCTTGAAAGTGCGCACGCGTACGCTCAGAATCACGGTACTTTTGATTTGTTTATAACTCACCAAGTCTGGAAAGACTTCACTATAAATACAAGCAGCGAGTTTTCTTTGGACGCTGTTAAGTTCTGCAAAATTTTATACACAGGAGATTACCACAGGTATGTTGATAGTAACTTCGGCAAAGTCAGGGTTCTTTCTACCGGCTCTACTTGTATGCAAAGCCATGACGAAAACCCAAGAAAGTTTGTGATTATTTTAAACGATGATTTGTCTATAACAAAATATAGCTTGAAAACTAGGCCGTGTTTTTCTGAGTCCATAGAAGACCATGAATCACTACAGATGTTTTTGGATAGAAACCTGCAAGTCGTATTGGATAACTGGCCTATTAAAGATTTGCCTGAAGGCATCACTAAGCCTTTGATCAAAATAAAATACAATAGAAATTTACCGAATTGCCATTCTTTGCTGGCTGACAAGCTGGGCGATTGGGTCTATGAACTAGTATCGACAGACTTTGATCACGAGCGTATGGTATCTGATCCAAACGGTAGAGGTGAAATGGCGGCTATAGACATAGCCGAGTGCGTAAGCAAATTCACTGACGACCCCAATACCTATAAAGACGTAATAAGGGTGTACGGATCTGAAAACGTTTCCCTAGAATTGACGTCAATGAAAGAAGAGCATTTGGCCATTGAAGGAAAGGATTGATCATGTTCATCAAGAGCGTCAAGCTTTCAAATTTTTGTCAACATACGGATAAGACTATAACTTTCGAGAAAGGACTAAACGCGATAGTAGGTCCTAACGGCTCAGGAAAGTCCAACATACTTACTGCGATATACGGCGGAATAACTGGAAACTTCTCAAGAAACGCGGGCGTTTTGTCCGACAACGTTAGCATTAACAGGATAGCTGGAAAAGAATGCTCAGTTGAGCTTCAGCTATCCCACGGTTCAGAAGACATCAAGATTGTTAGATGGATAGACCCATCAAAAAGAGAACTGACCCTGGCTGGAAACACTTACACGTCTGAGGCAGAGTTCAAAAAGAAATTGCTTGAAGTTCTGGACGTCGACGAGGTGATACTTGACCAGTATTGCTTTGTAGAGCAGTGGGATCATTTTGGCCCCTTTAACCTAACCCCGGCTAAACGTATTAGCGCTTTCCAAAAACTTTTTAGAATAGACCAGCTAAACAACGTATGTGAGCAAATAGGTAAAAGCGATTACAAAGCCGCTATTTTAAATTTTAGTTATAACAAAACAGACTTAGAAAAAGAGCTGGCAGACAAGCAGGCCAGTTTAGAAACTTTGAAAAAAGTCGTTGAAGACTACCCAACGATAGAAAGTCTTGACGACAAGATTATTTCAATAGTCAACGACGTCAACGCCTGCAAAGAAAAGATCAGGCTTGCCGCTAGCATTTCTTCTCGCTTGTCTTATATAGATAACTACACTACTCAAATGTCAGGGCATGAGAAAAGGTTAAATCACAAAAAAGAAGAGTTAGCAGCCAAGATGACTTCTTACTCTGAGGGCTCAGCTCTCAGGGTTCAGGCTGAACAAGCTGAATTACTCTGGAACAAATACAGCAATTACGTCGGATCTAAGAACAGGATTAGTACTGCAATAGCTAATCTTGAAAAAGAAAAAGCTTTAAACCCTACTCCCCAAAAGCCAGAGAATTACATAGAGGACGAGAATGAAGCTAATACCAAGCTAGATAGCTTCAAATACTATCTTGCTTTCTACAAGAACATGGTTAAGTCTATAGACGTTAACGACAAGAAAAGCAGATGCCCGGTATGCGCCACTCCGGCAGAAAACTTAGCAAGTAATTTAAAAGAAGCTGAAGAGCAGATAAAGCAGATATCCCCTCAGGTAGACGCGCTTACAGACGCGCTTAGAGTAACCATGTCTTTTGACAAGAGCATGAACTCTTATCTTGTTTGGAAGAAAACTTATGACGACAGACTTAATCAACTTAACTTTGAAAAATCAAAGTTGATTGAAGTTTCTATTCCTTCCATATCCATGGAAGACTCTAAGAAAATAATTTCAGAAGCTCAGGTTTTGAATAAAGAAATAGAAGCAATAAACAAGGCTATTAACGAAACTAATTTAACAATAAAAGGTTTACTCAGCGGAATAGAGCAACAGTCTGCTGAAATAGAAAAAGATCTAGAGCTGCAAAAAAATTATGAAAGAGTTGACGAAAACAAACTCGCAGACCTTGAAACGGAGCTGGAATTTTTTAAAGCTGAAAAGCTAAAAGTAGGAGACGCCAGGCTGGAACACGCCACCATGGCCGCTGAGGTTAAGAGCATAAAAGAAAAAATATCAAACGCTAATCTAGAAAGGCAGATGGCTGAAAGGCAAGTAAGTTGGAACAGCCGTCTTGACCGACTAAAGAAGGTTTTCAAGCACGACGCTCTTCCCATGGCCATATCCAGAAAGCACATGGAAAGGGTGGTAATTGAGTTAAACAATACTTTGAGTTATATCGGTTTACCCTTTACAATAGAGCTAGACGCAAACTTAGGATTTGAAGCCAAGTTTAGAGACTTTAAGATTTCTGCCAGCAGGCTTTCAGGAGGTCAAAAGATAATATTGACTATAGCCTTCAGGCTTGCAGTCAACGCGACTTTTGCTTCAAATCTTGGGCTGCTCTGCCTAGACGAGCCAACAGTGGGTCTTGACGAGATAAACTTGCACGCTATGGAGATGGCTTTTGAAAGGCTAAAAGAGTTTTCCGCAGCTAACGACATTCAAATTATCGTGGTTAGCCACGAGAAAGGAATAAGCCACCTGTTTAATAACACCATAGACCTAGGTTGAGCCTGGAGAACACCATGAGCGACAAGGTGGAAGAAACTACAGCGCTCAAACTCTACACAGATTATCAAGGAACAGTCTGGTATATAAACAAGAAAGGTATGCCTGAGTGTTCAGACCGTAAAGCTTCTGAATTTTGCAACACAAGCAAGCTTTTAAAGTCCTGCGACACCGTAATGACTTGCGGAGACCATAAAAATTCAGAATTGATTTACAACTTGTACATACGTAAAAGAGTAAAAAAGCTAGGCAAATTGCAGGTGTGCAGTCCAAAAGTTGAATACATCAACTTGCCTAACTACTCTCCTGAAAACGTTTTATTGAACATGCGTAGATGGCAGTACGCCGCTTCTGCCGGAGGTTTCCACGAAGTTTCACAGGATGAGTTTTATATTTACACTCTTACTAACATGATGACTTCAGAGGATTTGTCAAAAGTTTCTGAAAAAGTTAAGTTGTTGTACAGCCGACACCCTTTGCACGAGATAGCGTCATTCGTGCCTGGTATAGATCATCAATCTTGCGCTTTGTTGGCTGGTCTAATCATTGACCCTAGATGGTTCTTTTCTCCGGCTCACCCAGACGGTCTCACAGATTTGTATAAGTATTTTGGTTTGGATTTTAATTCCAGCAAAAAAGACGATGGGGTTTTAGACGCTCCAAACTCCATATTTTCAAAAGCTTCAAAAAGAAAAATAGTTATAGCTTGTTGGAAAAACTATTTTGACACTGAAGATAAGAGTCCAGAAAACTTTATAGCTCAAGCTTATTGGGCAGCTATGGACTCAGAGATAGTCGCTAAAGCCGGCAAAGACGGAACAGGACATTCTGAAGACATGGCTGAAAAATTTGCCAGCAGAAAATTTTTAGAATTCGTTTATAGAAAGTGGCTTATGTACATGTATCCTGACCCAACGCCTTGGAAAGAAAGCGTTTTCGTTCCTGAGTTGTTCTTTAAGTCTAAAGAGCAACTTGAAGCTTACAGAAAATTTTTCAAGTAAGCTCTTACCCACCTCCAATGGTTTCAATAAGATGGTAAGTTCAGTCCTTGCCATGAAAGGAAGTCATGTCATGTCTGGAAGTTTTCTGATTCGTAGTCAAGGAAACCTGGCCGATATTCAAGGAGATTTTACTGAAAATCTAAAAGCAGAGCTTGAAAGAAGTTTGACATATACTCACGTTGTTCAAAACAGAGGAGTTGCCGCGTACAAGGGAGGATCTTATCAACCTTTTGTTTACGAAGAAAGATCTCTGTACAAATACGGTCAAACTGGAAATCTGGTTTTTATGCGTGGGTTTCTTAAGAAGATAAAAGGTATTTGTGAGAAATTTGGTTTTGAAGTTGAGGTGCGCAATTTTGTAAACAACGGCCTTAACCCTGAAAGATTTGCTTATTCATTTGAGAGAATCTTTGAACGAATGGAGTTAAAAGCCAAACAAGATGAGTGCCTCGCTTCGATAGTATCAAACGACTGCGGTATAATCGTAGCCCCTACAGGTTTTGGTAAATCGTTTTTGTTTGCCGCTATTTGTCTTTTGTTCTACAACGCAAGAATACACATTGTCACTAGACGCAAGGACGTAATGAAAAGGCTTCTTAGGCATCTGGTTAAATTTGTTCCAAACGTTGGGCAAGTTGGAGCCGGCAAAAAAGAATGGGGAAGGGTCACAGTAATAACGGCGGATAGCCTGCACTTGGTAGACCACAGGGTTTCTAATTGTGCCGACATAGTTTTGTATGACGAAGTTCACGAAGCGGCAGCTCCTAGTTATAAGGATGAACTGTCTAAGTACCAACATGCCAGGATGTACGGTTTTACAGCGACTCCAGAAGGCAGGTTTGATAACGCGCATTTTGTGCTTGAAGGTTTGTTTGGACCTCACATTTTCAAGATGTCTTATCAGGAAGCTGTTTCTAATGGTTTAGTTCTTCCGGTCAAGGTCGAGTGGCTAGACATATCGATGCAGAATCCGTGTGAAGGAATGAAAGAAGTTGTAAAAGAAAGGTGGGGTATTTGGCGCAATAAAACCAGGAACTCTATGATTGCAGCTAAAGCCAGACAGTTCAGCGACGACGATCAAATACTTATATTGGTAAGAACTTTAGACCACGCTATTCATTTAAAACAGGAGCTTCCTGAATTTAAACTTTGTTATGACAGCATAGACCCTTCTGATTACGAAAAGTGCGTGAACAAGGGAATGCTGGATACTGTAAATGAGCCCGCGATGACTCCAGCTATCCGAGACAAAATGTCAAAAGATTTTGAAGCTGGAACTCTTAAAAAAGTAATAGCCACGGATGTATGGTCTACAGGCGTAGACTTTCCGATGCTTTCAGTTTTAATTCGCGCAGACGCCAGGGCTAGTGAGATTATGGATATACAAGCACCGGGCCGTGTCGTTCGTAGGCATGACGCTTCTGGAAAAGAACATGGTATAGTCATAGACTGTTTGGACAGTTTTGACCCAGGGTTCAAGAAAAGAAGTTTTGAAAGGAAGAAGACTTACGACGAACAAGGCTGGGAGCAGACTTTTCCAAAGAGAAAAAAGTGATGGAAAACTCAATAGCTGCAGCTGTCAGAGAAACCTATATTCAAGAAAGGAGAAAATTTGAATCAAGGTTGACAGGCGTTGAAAGCGAGTACGGAAAAGGTCATATACAAAAATGGGACGGTACGGCGTCTCAAGGTTTTTACGGAAAAATAAAACCTGACAAGTACGGCAGGGAGTTTAAACCAGTATGGCCTAAAATAGCAGAGTTTGCTTTCAAAAATAAAGTAGACCCTTTGTTTTTGATACGCTCTGTTTTTTCCAACACTCGCGGAGTTAGACCTCCAGAGCCTGGAGACATGATATCCAGGGCAGCTTTGAAGCTTTGCCAATCAGACGTTTCTGCAGAATTTCTGAATCAGTACTTGGCAAAACTTGAAGACGTTTTCATCAACGAAGTGAACACAAGGAATTTTTTTGTAGTCAAGAAAGGATGGACTGGCGAAAGGCTTCTACGATCTATACTGTCAGACATGACCCTGCCTATGACGCCTTTGTACCGTCACTGCTTGGCGTCTAGGCTGGGTTTTTCTGACATAAAGGATCATTTCTTAAAAGATGCTTGTCTTCAATACATAAGAAATAGGGAAGCCTATGACGGATCTTTCTGGAAAAACATTTTGACAAGTCAGCTTATGGACGCAGCTGACACAGAGATGGTTAGCGTCACGGAAGGCAGAAGTTAACAAGGAGGATGCGATGTCGGGGCTTCCAGGATACTCAGGTCAGTTTGTTGCAGAAGTAGAATCTCCAATAACCAACGACCAGCTGGCTTTGTTGTGTAGCGTAATGCTACATAACACTAGCTTCATGCTGCGAATAAAACAAATGTTCGTTCCAGACACTCTTAATGGAATTGGAGAAGATGTTTATAGAGTGTTCATATCCCTTCTTTACGAGCACTACGACTCTAACCCTACGGTTAAACTTCCAAAGGCAAGCGCTTTGGTTGAAGTAGGCGCTAGGGTAAACCCTGCAATAAAAGACTTAGCCAGAGACGAAATTCTATCAATCTATCTGACTGAAGAAACTTCCACTGACCAAGACTTAAGGGCTTGTGAAGATCTGGCTCTTAGCTATGTGCGAAGAATAATGTTGGATAGAAAGGTAACCAGACGCTTAAGAGAGGCGATGGCCAGCTCTGGCAGTTTAGAAGTTAATAACATATCAGACCTAATAGCCAGGTCTCAATCAGAGATACAAGGAATACAGCTCCTTGTAAGCAACTCCGTTGTTTCAGGCGTTCCAAGGTTTAAGCAAGTCTCAAACGCCAGGGTCGATTTTGATGTAGACGTTGATTTTATGAACGCTGTAACTGAAGGAGGTCTTCCTAGAAAATCAGTAAATGGTTTGTTTGGGGTATTCGGAGGGTGCAAGACAACTCTAGCGTGTCAGATGGCTGCAAGCAGAATAAGACTTGAATACGCAAAAGCGGCAGCCGGTTACTCTAGCGAGTTTGTTGTATATGCTAACTGCGAAGGCCAGCCTGACGAAATAAAGTACAGAGTTATCTCTGCCTTATCGAAGATTCCAGTAAAGCACATAAAGGACCACTATGAAGAAAGGTGCGCTCTAAGCGGTTCTCCTAGGCACTACGAGTATGAAAACATACTTGGATTAGACGTTCCTGCCTTGAATAGGTTAGAGATGGCTGTTGAACAAGTTGAGGATCATTTTTTCATAATAGATTTTTCCGGCTCAGATAATAACCCTAAAGCCGGTAAAAATTTTGTGTCTGAGATAGATTCAAATATAGAGCACATAAGAAGCATAACTGGAAAGGGCATGTCTTTGTTTCTTCTGGACTATGCCAAGTTGTTTGTAAAAAGATACATACTTTTAAACAACATGAAGATAGACCATCTAAGGCATTTGCTGGGTGCTTTTCCAGACATGGTCAGAGCCAACATAGCTTCAAAGTACGACTGCGCGGCTTTGATTCTTCAACAGGTAAATAAGGAGGCTAACAAGAGAAGCGCTAATGACTTGATAAGCCACACAGACTCTTCTGAAGCTTCTGACTTTGGCGAGAACTGTCATTTCTGTTTCGCGCTATCTAGGGCTAACCCAGAAAGCAAAGCTATAAAATTACACGTGTCAAAGTCTAGAGACGTAGCTCCTCCCAGCATAATTCCTGAGCTGGTTCACGTAGGGCATTACGGGGCATTATCTCTCAGCGACACGCAGGTAATCAGTGGGTTCAGAATTTCTGAAAACATATCCTCAACAAGAGGCTACGCCCCAGGGCTGTCTCTTCCAGACTCAGCACAAGGGCCACAAAGAAGACAACCGGTAGCGTCTCCAGCGGACATAGATTGAGAGGTAGTCATGAAAGTTTTGTGTCCAGCCTTGTATGAAAGGCTAGGTCAGTTGTTTGGTCGCGTAAAAGTAGCTAATCAGGGTCAAAGTCTTCAGCTGGTTAACAGAAAAGAAAACGGCAAGTTGCGTTTAAAGATAGTATCTCCAGGAGAGTACTATTGCGTTAATTGCCCTTTTTGTGGAGACCAGCGTAATCGCCTATGGATAAACCACAGGTTCACTGACCATAGGTGGTTGTCTGTTTGCTATAACGAAACTAGATGCTTGGACGGTCTGGAAGGAAAGTTAAACAGGGATAGGCTTTTCACCAGCTTGTTTAATTCTTCAGAGCCTATAAAGCTTCCAGTCATAGAAGGTACTATAGTTGACGCTAGAAAACCTTTGGAGCCTATATCCCTTCCTGGCGACATACTCATGTTGAATGAGTTACAGCCAAACCACCCAGCCGTTAACTACTTGTCGTCTAGGGGCTATTCTCCTAACGACCTGTCTTTTAATTTTGGTGTAGGGTATTGCAATTATGTTTTTGATAGAGCGGATTACCTTCTTAAAGACAGAATTTTTATACCGTTGTTTATGAGCCAAAACCTTGTTGGGTGGCAAGGTAGGTTCATTGGCGATGTAGACTGGAAGACCACGGGAATAAAAAAGTATTACAATTTGAGAGGCATGTCTAAAAGGCAAATGCTCTACAACTATGACGTTGCCAAAGAACAGCCTATGGTTGTTTTATGCGAAGGAGCTGCTGATGTTTGGAGGGTAGGGTCTTGCGGTGCTGGGCTTCTGGGTTCTGACTTGGCAGACGACCAAGGAACTTTGGTTTACGGGGCTTGGAGCGACAAACCGATAGCTGTATTTTTAGACTCTGACGCTCAGCATAAATCTGAAGAAATTGTAAGACAACTGAGGTTGATCACAAAGGCTCCTGTGTTCAATATCTGTCATGAGGGAGTCAAAGACCCTGGGTCTTTGACTTTCAAAGACTGTTGGGCATTGATAAACAAGGGAAGGACCCTTGCTGGCCTAGATGAGTTTTGGCCCGAAAGGTGAAGGATCATGAGCGATAATTTTAGAAAGATGTACAGCGAACTCAGGTTCTTAGAAACTTTGAGATTCGGTGACACAGAGCTATTCAAAAATTTTCCTTTTTACAGAAAGAATTTTGAAGGCTTGCCCGCGCCGGGTCCAGACTTTGTTGAGTACGCTGAGCTGCTAAAAAAAGACGGTATAGACTACAAGACTCACGACTTTGAGCTTGAAGCCTTATACTACAGAGCTTTGTACGACGACAATTTCGTATTGCCGTTATCGTATTTAAATAAAAAAGTTACTGTTAATTTTGTTCTTGGCGGGCTGTGGACGGAGCAGGCTACAGGGCCTGTTCCGTCTCCCGTCATGATCGTAGTAAAGCAGCCTCACGTTAAGAACCACTACAACAGAAAAGTTCTAGTCGGTAACGCGGGAGAGATACTGGCTAATTGTTTTGAAGAAGAAGGATTTTTTGACAAACAACAGTTTTACATCACGTCAGTCATAAAGCATGACCACCCAGACACTAAGGGAGGAGTTTTCAAAGCTTCTTGGATTAAAAACTGTTCTCTGATACTGCAGCAAGAGATAAAGCTTGTTCGGCCAAGCTTCATACTTGCTTTGGGCTCTGAAGCTATAACTGCTGTTCTTGGTAAAGGCCATACCACTTCAAACACCCAAGGAAGGGTGATGGAGATAAAAGTAAAAGACGGCAAAGGCGAAGATGAGTTTTTTACAGCAAAAGTTATAACTGGTATAAGCCCTGCTGCAGTACTGAAAAAGCCTGAAAGGTCTGATGATCTTAAGGGAGTTGTCAGAGTTTTTCTAAACACGATCTTAGGACAGGAGAAGGCTGAAGAGGTAATAGACCACAGGACGATCAAAGGTCTTGACGAGGCGAAAATCTTAGTACAGGAAATATTAAACGAGCCTGACTCAAACGTTGTAGCTGTAGATGCTGAGTGGCACGGCTCGTACCCTACTGAAAAAAACGCGTACGTCAGAACAATACAGATTTCCTGGAAACCTGGAAAAGCTGCTTGTTTTGTTTTGCACAACCAAGGAGGAGAGTCCGAGATAGAGGGAGGAATACCTGCGGTCATAGAAGAGTTGAGCAAGGTTTTTACTAATACGCCTAAAAGAAAAGTAAGAGTAGTAGGGCATTACCTAAACGCTGACATGCCTTGGCTTATGCATGTAGGACTGGACATAAGAAGTAACTTCGTGGCTCCAATGGATTCTCCAGGGGCTAACGGAAAAGAAAAATTGTTTGGTTATCAAAAGACAAAAAAGTTTGGAGGTTTTGACACACTTCTTGCCGCGCACTCCGTCAATGAGACTGGAGATTTCAAGCTAGAAGTCTTGGGTACAAGGTATGTAGGCGTACCAAGATACGACGTAGATTTACAGAAATGGAAAAAATCTTATTGTGAACAAAACAAGATAAACTCAGAGCAGTTGGAAGGTTACGGCGATTGCCCTGATGAAATACTAATACCTTACGGCAACTATGACGCTGACTGCACCAGGCGTCTTTTTGATTTTTTTAACGGAAAAGAAGATCAGCCAGGAGCTTTAGATAGAGATTCTTATGGCAATAACTCCAGGAAACCTTTCTGGGTATCCATGAGAGCCAGCTCTGCGTTTGGTGAAATGCACATGACTGGTTTGCAAGTAGACTTGGAAACAGCAGAAACTCTAACAGAGCATTATCTAAAAGCTAAGAACAGGCTTCTTGAGATATTGCGTAAAGAACTAAACTGGCCTGAGTTCAACACCAGCTCCGTTCAACATTGTCGAGAGATGATGTTTGGTGAGCAGTACAACGGCGTTATAGACAAAGAAACTTTTAAACCAAAGAGCGTCAGGCCCGAGGGAGCTTTGTCTTTGTACTTGGAGCCATACAAGTCTACAGGCAAAAGGCCTAAGATGTGGAAGGAAATAAAAGCCAAGAACATAGAAAGTGACTACGCTGTTTCCACGGACAAAGAAGTACTTCAAATACTTTCTGACAAGCATCCGTGCGTTGAGCTATTGCGAGACTTAAGGTACGTAGCTCAGCTTACTAGGTACGTCTTGAGGCCAGGAAAAGGTGTAGAAGAAGGTTCTGCTGTGAGGGATGAGGATGGACGTATTGAGTATGAGTCCGGCCTTCTTTCTTATCTTCATGCTGACAATCGCGTCAGGAGTCAGTTCTTCCAAACCAAAGAAACAGGAAGAGCCTCCTCAGCAAGACCTCCCTTGCAAAATTTGGGGAAGACGGCTGAAGAAAAATACAAGGCTGTATTCAAAAGATACGGATCAGAGATACAGCTAGAGTACAAGATGCCTCTCAGGTCCATAATAAGGGCCAAGCCTGGGCATGTGTTTGTGGATGCAGACTACACTGGCGCAGAGCTGGCTATCATGGCTTGGCAGTCTGGCGACTTAAACATGTCTGAACACGTCAGGCGCAGCGGTTTACCTGAAGACGACCCAGACTATTACGACATTCACAGCAACGTGGCTGTGAATACTTTCGGTCTAAGCTGTCCGCCAACCAAGCAAGGCTTAAAGTCAATCGGTAAAAGCGCGCTTAGAAGTGCTGCCAAGGCCGTGGTTTTTGGTTACGCCTACGGGCAACAGGCTGAGGCTACAGCAAGAAAAGCAAAACAAGAAGGAGCTGACGTAACTGTTGATCAAGCTCGTCAGCTTATTGAAGGCTTGGTTTCAATGTATCCAGCTCTTCCTAAGTATTTTGAAGAATGCCGTGAAAGGAGCCAAGATCCTGGTTACATAGTAAACTGTTTTGGAAGGTACAGAAGGTTTACAAAAACTTCTGAAAGAGATGTTGCAGGGGAACAGCAAAGGCAAGCCATGAACTTCCCTGTCCAGTCAGCTGTGGCTGACGCCATGTCCAGGGCGCTTGACCATCTGTACTGGTACAGGCTTGAGGCAGAAGACCCTGAGTTATGGTACGACATAGTTCTTCAGGTACATGACGCCGTAGTTCTTGAGGTTCCGGTTAACTGCGTCGATTGGGTTGTAAACAGCGTCATACCGGAGTGCATGAGCGATAGGGTTGATGTGTGGCCATGCAACCTAGACGGAACCAGGAAAGGGTCTGGAGGTCCGTATCATTTACAGGTTCCTCCTCCAGACGTATTCACTAGATGGTCTGTACCTATTACAAAAGAAGAGTGCGCAAAGTTGGGTATTAACGAATTTTACGGAGCAGGCTGATGTCTATTTTGACTGGAGATCAAATTATAAAAGAAGTTGAAATGGGAAATATTGTTATAACCCCATTCAACATGAAACAGGTTAATCCCAACAGCTACAACCTCAAGCTGGGTAAGAGGTTGCTGGTTTACAACAATTTCCCACTAGATATGCGAAAGGAGAACAAGACCCAAGAGTTGATTATTCCTGATGATGGACTTTACCTTAACCCTGGTGTTCTTTATCTGGGAGAGACAGAAGAATACACAGAAACTCCAAACCATGTTCCGCACATTGAAGGAAGAAGTTCAATAGGCAGACTGGGTATGCAAGTGCATATTACTGCAGGATTCGGGGATACCGGATTTCGCGGTAAATGGACTTTGGAGATAACTGTGGTTCATCCGTTGAAAGTGTACCACGGCACAGAAGTGTGCCAGGTAGCTTATCAAAAAACTTTTGGAAAAATAAGTGCTTACTCAGGCAGGTACTTAGGGCAAAACGGTGCAGTTCCCAGTTGCCTTTTCCAAGACTACGCGTAGTATATCGATGCCGCTAGGCATTTGCCGTTTGGCGTTTTTAATTTCAAGTTTGAAAGGACTGTCATGCAAGGTAGCTCTCGCCGTATCTCTGTTAATTCTGTCAGCGCCAATCTTTCTGGAGGTGACGGAAAGTATCTCAACATGATTCTTAAGCCGGGTGCTGGAAAGCTGTACAGCCCGCCAATGAATCAGTCTACTGTGATCAGGATTCTTCCAGGCGTTAATCCTGACAATCCAACTATGCTTGATCCGTGGCGACTGCCGACCAACATGAATGAATTTGGTCAGTGGTTTTTCCCTATTCAAGTAGCAGAGTCTGTCAAAGACCCAAAGAGTGAAAGGGCTAGAACCTGGGTTATGCACGACCCGTATGATAGGTTCTATGACATTAGCAGCAATCCTCTCATGATGATTCGCAGCGCTGCTGATGAGGGAACCAAAAAAGGTCTTCCTTTTTCTGTGGGTTGGGCTAGTTTGCTTCTGCCTTCTGGGCCTTACAACTCTCCGGCTATTCCGGCAAAGCCCAAGCTTTGCTGGCTAGTGCAGTGTCTGTTGATGTCCTACAAGGGTGAGGACTTCCAAACTCCTAAGGGTTTGGCTCCAGACGACAGTGCTCAGTTCATGCTCTTAAAGCCCTCAGTGTATAAGAACCTGAGAAGCGCCATGGACGAAAGGACTGATTATCGCGGAGACAGCAGTAATGTGTCTGCTCACTTCGTATGTGGCGACCCCATAGCTCTAGACGAAGGCAGCTACGTAACTATCTTCACGGAAGGTCAAGACCCTCGCCGTGCAGGTCTTAAGCGTACAAACCAGTTTACTCCAGGAATGCTGGAGGCAGCCGGTCGCAACGATAAGACTATCAAAGGTTTTGATGTGTTCCTTGAAAAGGAGTACAAAGGTTTCTCCGCAGATTTGTCTTCCGTTGCTGAAGCTGTTACACAGAAGATCAAAGACTGGTCTTCTTGTGTAAACATCATGAGCAATGAGGAGCAGGTTTTGCTTGTTCAAGACCTTTATTCAGGCTACCCTTCTTTGCTGGTGTATGCTCTGGATGACCGTTACGGGCAGTACCTGAATCCAAAGATCAGGGCAGAAGGGTTGCAGCAGCTGGGTAAGACTAAAGTTACGTCTATTTCAGCTCCTGAACCTTCTTGGGCTGATGTGGCTGTGCCTGCTGCTGTCGTGGCTGAAGCGCCTCCAGCGCCTGCTTTTGCCAAGCCTGCTTTAAAGTCTTTTTCTCTTACTCCAGCCAAGACAATCTCTAGTGAGGCTATTAGTCCTCCCACGTCTGGCGAGTTTGTTCCTGAAGAAGCTACTAATGATGCTAATAACAAAGTTTGGCAAAACATCCAGAACGCCCGTAAGGCTGTAAAGTCACGGTTACCTAATCCTTCAGAAGATTGATAAAGCAAACGTGCAACAGGCGTTTGTTTTATCAATCTCCTGTTGCACGTTCGTTTGTTTTAAATGCGCGTATTTTTACGTACGCGCATTTTTTGTCACTTTTTTATTTCTTTGTTTGTTTAGTTTTTAATCAGGAGATTGATGTCATGGGTAGGAAGAAAGCTGTTGTTGAAGACGCCAGGCCTGCAGTCAAGACAGGCCCAGACTCCTTTTTTCAGCAAGTGCTGAATATGAGGCAAGTCGAGAATGGCCCGGGCAATGATTATCTTTGTGACGATAGCACAAAGGTTATCATTGGAGCACCTCTAGACGCGATCAGTCTGAGGTACTTATTCTGCAACAGCGTTTTTCCGTACTCAAGAATGACAGAAATTATAGGCATACCTGAAAGTTGTAAAACAGCTCTTCTTTATGAAATGTATAGATGGCACATATACAACGGCAGCAAGATAGTTAAGTTTGACCCAGGTATGCCTCACGGGCTTTTTGGTCATATTCAAGTAGAGGCTAAGGATTCTCCAGATTTCAGGGAATCTTTTATAAAGGCTCCTTTGCCTTTTAAAAGCCACTCTTGTTTGACTGTAGAATCTTGGCAAAAGATGTGCAGTGAGTACGTAAAAGCTGCGGAGGCTCACTACGATTGTAGGGGAGGTATGGAGATGCCTATGGCTCTAGGAGTCGATAGCATCACAGCAGCCACTACAAAAAGTGAGACAGACGATACGTGGAAGAACGGCTATGCTACTCCTACTTTTAGTAACATCGCCAAGAACTTGAACATGTGGGTAAAAGTATTCTTCCCAAAGATGCAGTACTGGCCCATTTCTTTCATAGGTATTAACCATATGAAAGAAGAGCATTCTCCAGGCAAGCCTATTATCAGAAGAGTTCCTGGAGGAGCTAGTCTTGGATTTACTTCTACGTTCATTCTTAGGATGGCTAGAAAAGCGGACATTCACACAAAGAGTGAGCAAGGAAGACTGATCAGAATCCACAGCGACAAGAACAGCCTGTCTTCAGCTGGAGACAGGAGGTACATAGAAGTAAAGCTTCTTTGGACCAAAGATGAAAACCTGGTTCAAACTTCTATGTGGGATTGGCACGACGCTACGGTGGCCTTGTTTGATTCTTTCCAAGAAGCTTGGCAAAGAAAGGCTGTCCACAACGCTTGCTCTATTGAAAACATAGACAAGACGCGAAGGACTGCTGACTGTCCGGTTCTTGGTATATCCAAAGGATCTTGGCACGAAGTAGGCAAGGCTATTTCTGAATCTCCTGAGCTAGTCAAAGAACTAGACAAGGTATTTGGAGTATGCCCCAGAAGACCGTTTGAAATGGGCGTTCCATACAAAGATCAGATCCAAGAAGCTTTGTCTACTAATCCTGAAACTGGTGAGATTAGTATGCCTGGCGGTTTCTCAAACGTTGTAGAAGAGGAATAACAATGAGTTTTTATGACGAAGTCTTGAATGTTGGAAACGCTTCAGATGAATCGTTCGACACTGACGAGACCGTCATAAAGACGATATTAAAGCATTCCGTAGGAGCTCCTTCCTACGGAATGCTTGTTTCAATGTGCAAATCAGAAACAGGGTCAAAACCAAGTTTGTTGTGGTTTGTTACCAAATTTCAAAGCTTCCCTATTTTTATCGGCAGAAGAAAAGTTCAATACCAGAGGGATATCTTCGGAGAACTTAAAAACAGGTTTACAAAAACTCCATGCTTTGAAGGATGGGTAGAGATAGACAGCTTGAAACCAGAGTATGACTCCAGGGTCACTGGTTGTGTTTTTACCTGGCCGAGATTTGGAGTTTGTTGCATTCACAGAATGCCTACTCTTGACGATAAGACACCAAATGGTTTTTGGATAAAAAAAAGATTGTCAAAAGAAGAGATGCCGTTTGTAATAGAGCCGTTTACTCAACTGCTAGAAACTATTTCTTGGGAGTTTCCCAGCTTGTGAGTATAAGCCATGCTGTCAAAAATAGCTTCTGATCTAAAAACAATTCACTTTAGCGAAAGCCAGCACAAGCTATTTAAAGATCATTTGAGTAATATTGAAAAAAACACTCTAGTGTTTCCGGTAGACAATGCGTCTCAGTTGGCTCTTAACGACAGGTTTAAAACAATAAGCGGAGGGTACAAGCTCAGCTGGCAAGCCTTAAGGCAGGCTTGTGGATTCTTGTGTAATGGCTTGTACACCGTAGTAAGCAATATGTCAGTGAACAGCTCAACAAACAAAAAGTTTAATGAGGCTTATTCTGACTATGACGCGTGCGTCTTGTATAACACTTTTGTAAGAAGGCGCTTCAATACTCATCTTTTAGGTAAAAAAGCAATAAAGAACAATCAGACAGGTACACTGGACTGTTTGGTGGGGCCAAGATACCAAAGACTCCCAAACTTTGAGCTTCTTGAAAAAATAGAAAAAGTCTTTAAAAGTTTCGGTGAGTCTTATACCTTTTTCAGAAGTTCAATAAGCGGAAGAAAGATGCAGGCTAGGTTTGCTTTTTGCGAACCTATGACCCTTGACTCTCTAGGTCACAGCGATGTTCTATCCCCTGTTCGCGTAGGCCTACTGTTCTCAAACAGCGAGAGCGGAGACAGCTCTGTAAAAGTAACTCTGTTTATGTCTTTTGGTAATATCGGCAGCACCATGGTTCCATACACTAACTCTTGGTGCTTGGATCATAAAGGAAAAGATTTCTCAGCTAGACTGAGCAGCCTCTTAAAATCTGTTCAAGTTAAAAGACTTGAAATAACAGAAACTAAGGTTGCAGACATGTTGTCTTCCCTGTATTGTTCCAGACTGCCTATTTCAGAGGGAACCATAAACTTAGAAAACTGGGCTTCTGAGTTTAAAAGAAAGATGGCAGTAAACAAGGTTAACGGTTCCACTTCCAGGAGGGTTTTACAAAGGTTCATGTATTCTCAGTCGGGTGACGGGTCTTTGAGAACTTTCAATTTGGAAAACAAAATTGATATAAACTCAAAGACGGCTTTGGATGTTTTTATCGCGTTACTTGCCGAAGGGAATAACGGCAGTAACAGTCTGACTGTCAGGGATCACCTTGAGCAGTCTTCGTTTAGGCTTCTTTCAGGAAAGATGAGGTTGTGATGTCAGAGGTTCAAATTGTATCAGGCACGGAACAAGCTTTCTCAATGATGAACACTCCGCTCAAAGAGGTGTACTACAGCGAAGTCGAAGCTAGCAACACTCACTTTAAGAACAGCCTTAGGTTTCACCGCGCCAGGGGCAAGACAATACACCTGGTAAAGAATGGCTTAAGTCTTGACGGTAAAGAGAAAGTGGACTACGGCAAAAACGCTGTGCCAACTCTAGCTCAGGCTTTGGAAATCAGTATCAGCTACGCTTACAAACTATGTTCTTTCTACGAGATGTACGAAGACATAGCTAAGTTTCAAGATTTGATGGAATTCTTTTCAGACAACGACTTCAGCTTGAGCTGGAGTCATTTCAATCTTTTAGTCCACGTGGACGATCAGACTAGAGAAAATTTGATTGCTGAAGCAGTAGAAAAAAAGATGTCAGTAAGGAAACTGCAAGAATTGATGGCTTCAAACAACATAACCATCAATCCTGACGAAAGCAGTTTTATTACTGAAGACACTCCAAAAGAATCTGAATCGACTGGAGTGGTAGTAATAGAAACACAGCAAGACATAGAAGACCAGCCTGAGCCTTCAACTCAGTCAGTCTCTCATCCGCCTTCAGGCGACTCAGAAATATCTATGGATGTCCCTAAAACTTTGAAAAAGTTGTACCAGGCAGCTTGCAAGTTTAGCGACAAGATGGTCGAGCTGGTAGGAAACGCCTGTGTAGGCTTGGCAGACACTAGCGGAGAATCAGCTAGGAAAGAAGTGTTTGAAGGCTTGACGTTGTGCCAGGACACCCTAGACACTATAAAGCGGCAATGCGCAGAATTCATTCCTCAGTTCAAGCAATCTTACGACAGGCTTGTATCTGAAAAGAAAGAAAAGAACAAAGATGGCTGATATTAAGTTTACAGTCTGCGCCCTCTTATATGGTGACTACCCAGATCTAGCTCGCAGATGCTTGGAACCTCTTTTCAAGTTGAACGAGCTAGGTCTTATAGAACTTCGCGTAGGCTTAAACGAAGTCTGCGACGAGACTTCAAATTACGTATTGTCTAGAAGAGATTCAATAACCACCAGGGAGGCAAACCCACAAATATTTAAGTATCCAATGATGCGTGAGCTGTTTTACAGCAAACCAATAACAACTGATTACCTAATGTGGTTTGATGATGACAGCTACATCAAAGCCGACAACTTGCCTTTGTGGCTTTCTAGTATTGAAAAAGACATGGAAAGCTGCGACATGCTGGGATCTGTCTACGGTATAAAGTACGGCGCAGATCAAAGGGCTTGGTGTGAAACTCAACCTTGGTATAGAGGTAAGCCTATTCCTCAGTTTCCTAGATTCGCTACTGGAGGATGGTGGTGCATTAGAACCGATGTTTTAAGAACTTACGATTGGCCTATAAAGGAGTTAAAACACTGCGGTGGAGATGTGGCTTTGGGCATACTCCTGGCTCAAAACGATCTTAAACTTAGACACACCAAGGAAGGAGTGGCTATAAACGCAGACTCTTTTGGAAAAGAATCTGCTGCTCAAAGGAGAGGAGCGAGTAAAACCGAGAGGCCCATAGGAAAAGGCTTTACTCCAAATCAGACCACTAAGTAGCGTTACGCCTTCTATCGCTATTTAGGTTTTTAACGAAGGCATCAGAAAAGGGTTAATATGAAGAATGCTAAGATGGATACGGTTATGACTAAGATTGTCAATAAAACAAAGCCTGTCTGCGCCAGCAAGGCCAAGGCTACTATGCCTGCTAAGACTAAGGCTAAGTCTAAGCCGGCTAAAGCTACAACAAGCAAGGCGACTACAAAGACTCGCGCCAAGTCTACCAATACTAAGATGGCCAGTAAGGCCAAGGCGGCTACCAAACGATGAGTTTAGGAGAGCTTCCTAAAGGAGTCTACTTTGACATTTCTGACGCTATTACCAGAGCTAAATGTCTAAAGGCTGCCTTTTCTGGATACTTCCAGGAAGACTCTTCGTCTAGGGAGTTCTTTGATCTGGTCCGACAAGTTCGCAAGTGTTTACCTGCGGGCTTGTCGGACCAAGTCATCGTTGATTCGATAAGCCACTTGAAAGGCGGCTTAGTTACGGATAACGAAGTCGGTGAAACAGCTTGGAGGATTGCGGGGAATATACCTTTGTTGAAACAAGGTGTCCCTGTGTGCTCCACTATTTCAATGACGCACTCAGGATGGGGAGTTGTCCAAGTTAAGAGCTGCAGACCTTTCTTGTTGAATCCTTCTTCTAGGCACACGCGCAACAGGGGCTGCATTTACACTCTATTTGTTTTGACAGGCCCAGCAGCCGGCAAAACTATTGAAAAGTTTTTGGGGCTTAAGTACCTAAAAGGCATTTCAAAAGCTTTAGGATTTTCTGCTCCTTACAAGAAAACTCCTTTTAAAGATGAAAGGGAATTGTTCTGGATGAGGTTTGCGGGGTGGTTTTCTCCAGAGTTGGCTAGAGACAACAAGCCTTCTTTTTCTGAAGTTGTTGTGTCTTCTGCCATGAAGAACTGGAATAAAAACCTAATAAAGCTAAGGAAGCGTATTGGGTTTAACTGCCCGATATCGCAACCTGAGGCTAAACTTCCTTGCTATAACTGCTGGATGGGAAAGGACAGGTGCTCGGCGGCAACACACGGTGAGACTTATGTTGTTGATGTTTGTGGTTATTGCGGTTCAGATTCTTTGTTTAGCCCAAGTTCTTCTTCTGACAAGTGTTTAAACTGCGTAAGGTACGAAGACACAACAGGACGTGAGATGTCAAGAAAGGAAGTGTTATGACGATTGATCCTTTGGGAGACGGTGTTTCAGAAGTAAGGCTTATTCAAAAGACAGGCGGAGACTTGAGCGTAGTAAACTCAGCTAGAGTATCTTACGCAAAAAGAGTTGATGAAGTTTCTGAAAGAGACAAAAAGCTAATAGCTTATTTGGCAGACCACGACCATGGAACACCCATGGAGCACAACATTCTCACTTTTGAAATAAAAGCTCCCATATTTGTTTTTAGGGAGTGGCACAGGCATAGAGTTGGATGGTCTTATAATGAATGGAGCATGAGGTATTTGGAAGGCGGTAAAGATATAGACATTGAATGCTATGTGCCTAAAGAGCTTAGGAGACAGGCTAAGGTAAACAAGCAGGCTTCTGGAGAATCTTTCGAGAACCAGGAGCTGACAGATGTGATTATAAATTCTTACGTCATGTCTGTTGTAAGTTATAAAAAACTTATAGCTGGAGGGCTAGCTAAGGAATTAGCTAGGTCTGTTTTACCCGTAGGCATGTATAGCGCTATGTGGGCTTCATGCAACTTGCGATCTCTATTGCACTTCCTTAAACTTAGGCTAGGTTCTGATGCCCAATGGGAAATACGGCAGTACGCTAAAGCTCTACTCAAGCTTGCCGAGCCTGTTTTTCCTGTTAGCATAAGTAACTGGCGTGAAAAGCACGGATATAACCCTGAGGGAGAGAAAGGACAGTAGACATGGGTATGAACATCAAAGGTCATGTAGACAGGCGCAGGTACAACCCTAGTAGGGACATTGCTTACGCTTGGCCTAACCTCATGAAGTCTGCTTTGATGGCTTATGAGAATGAAGTGTCGGAACCTATAGCTAAAGAGCTAATAGAAAAGTTCAACATTTCTGAAAATGACCTTGGTGTTCTGGTTGAGAGATATGCTAATTATTTTAAAGCTTGTTTAGACCAAGGAGACAAAGGTTACAAGTCTCCAGAAGAAGCTATCGCAGCCTGTGGCTTTTTTGACTTGCCTCCTTCGCATCAAGCCGTAATTCTTGTGCGTATGGGGCAAGTCATCACAGGCGCTTTTTTCTATGCGATAAGAGACGTCCACGTCGATTCAGACGATCCTCCTTTTAACGACGCGCATATAATTGAAGCGGGCTTTAAAGCAAAGCAAGCTTTTATAAACAAAGCTAGGATTCGCTGGTACGATTACATCGTCAGGCCTTGGAAAATTTTCAAGCGACGATAGTTTGGAGAAGCGATGAATCCTGGCTCGTGGCTCAAATACGCCTCTGAAAAATTAGGTAAGCTTCCAGATAGCTATCTAGTTTTTGACATAGAGACTACGGGCCTGGATTTGACAATAGACATTCCTGGCCAAATAGGCTGGGCAGTAGTTGAAAACAACAAGGTGGTTGACTCTGGCTCTAGGACTTTAAACTGGTTAAGGGGTCAACCGCCTGAGTTTCATTACTGGATATCCGATAGAATAGCTAGGACTAAAAATCAGTTTGAATACAAAAAAGGTGTAGCTACAGGCAAGGTATACGGAATATCAGTAGACAGGTTGAGACAAGGGGATATCCCAGAAAAAGTTCTTAGAGAATTTCACAGCTTAGTTAATGAATGCAAGAAAAACGGATTTAAGTTTATAGCGCATAACGGTTTAAGATTAGACCAACCAATGTTAGACAGAATACTCAGCGAAATATCTGAAGGAGGTATGCGTTTAAAGTTCAAACCTGACGAGTACCTGGACACTTTGAGCATAGAAAAAAGCGTTCAGCTTTTCCCAGAGATATCGGACGAAGAGACTTGGTTAGACTTTTGCAAAAGAGCTTACAGGCTTGGAGGGTCTTCTGTAAAAGGCTCTTTGGATAACCATTGCTCGGTTAAATACGACTTGGCTAAAAAGCATAACCTGGACATGAATAAAGCGCACGAAGCAGACTTTGACTGTTTACTGACTCATTACTTGTTCCAGGAATATAAGGAATTGGAACGCAATTAAGAAAGAGCCAGCCAGTGCGTAAGTACAACATGTGTAGTGACCCGTGGGTTTTTAAAGAATTTTTTATAAAACCACCAGCCGAACCTAAAACAAATATAGTATTAGGTTTAGACTTAGGCACTAACTGTGGGTACAGCTACTGTTACATAAAAGAAAAGCAGCTAGTAGCTCCTGAAAATATAGAAATGCACATAGGTCAGTGGGATCTTTCAGCCGGCTCCTATGACAGCGGCGCGCTCAGATTTGTTCGTTTAAGGCAATTTTTGTCTATTCTTAAACCAGACATAATTGCTTTTGAAGACGTCAAGTACACGCCTTCTGAAAAGTTAACCAAGTTCAACATGCACTCTATACTGGCTAGGGCAGCTACCTCTTGTGAATTTTTTGGAGCCCTCAAGGCAACGGTATGCACCTGGGCAGAAGAAAATGGAATTCCTTGTGGAAGTTTCCCGATAGGCACAATAAAGAAAAGAGCCACGGGAAAAGGAAATGCCAACAAGTCAGACATGATAAAAGCTTGTAATGAAATGTTTAAAACAGACTACGATCCGGTTAACTACGAGTCAGCCGGGTTTGATAACGCTGCCGACTCTGCTTTTGTTTGTTTGCTTGCCCTGGAGAATTATGCTAAAGGTTTAAGTTTCGCTGAACCTAAGGATGATTCTGCAGAGGACTAAGCTATGGCGTATGAAGACGTAAGAAAGATAATAGGCAAGTACGTAGAACAAAAACAAGATTGTGCGGACAAAGAAACTTTAAAAGAAATAGACTCACTTCTACTTGAACTCAGAAGAGTCGTAGATAGTATAAGAAGGCACCAGCAAGATAAGCTTGGGCTCAACCGCTGGTCTGTGACCCCGGCGGATGAAACACTATGGTCACAAGTTTGCGAGTACCCATAGGCACGGAGTGGTCATGTCTCAGGATGATGTAAAGAATGAAGTGTCTGCGTGCATACAGGAGGTTACTGGTTTAAAAAACATTTCTCATGACGAGCCTTTGAGCTCTCTGGGCTTAGACAGCCTGGACTACCTCGATATCGTTTACACGATCGAGGGAAGATTTGATCTAACCAAGTTAGCGGAGAGCCTTCCAAAGAATAGCTGCGACTTGTCAGTCAACGCTATTAGCGAAGCTGTCTGCAAACTTGCTGTTGGGGTTTAAGAATGAAAACTGACAGAGTTTTTGTTTTTAAATCTAGGGGTATTATCAAGTTACCTGACGGGAGGGTTATAAGAAAGGGAGTGTTTTTCAATGCCGGCTGTTTGCCTGTGGTGGAAGAAGGTGTGGAGTATGCCTTGCTTACACTATTGGACGACAGAGGCGTTAGTGGGCCTTTGAAGGTCAAAGTGCCCTTTGAGTCTGTTAGGTTTGTAGATTCTCAAGACTAAGGAAGGATCCAATGATTTATTACATCGGTTACACCAGCGTTGCTGCTCCAGAGTTCCAGAGCTACGTGTCTGCACCAAAAGCTCCCAAGAACTACAAAGACCCAAAGGTCATAGAAGAGTATTTGGAAAAAGCTTATTCCGAAATTAGGAGCACAGCTTCTTCCAAACCAATCACCAGTCTTGTAACTGACATACATATGATCAGTTCAATGGGAGAAACTTTTGACTTTTCAGGTGGAAACGCTGCTCATGACTTCGTTAAATATATTGGCAACTTAGACTATAGCCGTATAAGGGTCTATGGTTTTAACGCCAAGAATTTTATGCGTTCTGTGTCAGCTCAGGTCATCAAAGAATGCCCAAAGGCCGACATAGCGCGTATTGACTTTGTGTATTACTGGCTTTTCGGTGATCACACGGTCAAGAATATTTTCATGGATCCGACCAGGGTTTTCCTTTCTTCTGCTGACGAGCAGTCTAGGATTTCTTTGTCGGGCATATTCAAGTATTTTGGTTTAGACTTGTCTACTGTTGATTTGTCTAACACTAAAAAGCAGTCTGAAGCCGTTAGAGACTTCTGCGCTGCCACAGGTTTAGACGTAATGACATCTTCGGAAGTAAGAGATGATTCATTCTGATTTTCCAAGGCAGGAAGGCTTTTACAAAAGTGAAACTCTTTCTGCCGAAGAGATCAGGAAACTGCCTCCAGTGAAGAGAGTTCAGATGGCCCACAAGCTGTCTGAACTCTCTTCGGAGTTTGTTTTTTTTAACCATGGCTTGTTATTCACTGAAGCTAATTTGACAACGGACCCTGTAGAAGAATGGATGCTTAAGAAAGACAATAGTGAAGCCGTGTTTGCTTTAATCTACGACAGACCTTTGTTTAAAGGGTTAGACCATTTTTGGAATAAAACTTTGTACGGCTGCAAAATAGAATTCTGGCCTGAAATATATAATCTACTAAACGGGGTTATAGCTTGCTGTAAAGTGAGACAGCTAGTTCTATCTTGTTTTATGCACACAGCTTATATACCTGATCCTAACGAATGGTCTAGTGATCCTAGTCTGTGCTCATGTCCTCCAAGAGATTGGGGAATCAACTGTGAAAACGCGGAAAGGTTAGCTCAAGGAGATATGTCTTTTGAAGGGTTTTCTTTTCCAGTAAGCCCTACTCCATTTAAAATACACGTTTCAGGAGTGTCGGGGCCAAAGCGCTTGGCTTATATTAAATCTTGCCTTTACCCTTACGTGTCTTTTGCGCCTCCTGAACAAGAAACTATTCAAATGCAGAAAGTGATGGTGCCAGTTGTTAACTAAGAGCAAAGTTTTTTTCGGTCAGATACTTATGCGAAAAACTTCAGAGAACTCGCTGACTGGCTGGGACCTGCTAGATAAAACTACTGAAGTAGACAAGCTTATAAACGATTGGGTAGAGCAGACTTCAAACCAGTTAGTGTACGCATCTCCGCCATCCATACACATGGAATGGATGGATAAAGAAAACACAGTAAAGATGATCACGTCTTCTGTAACAGTTTTGTATGTAGAACCTGAGGCTTCAGAAAATGAGTAACACAAGCAGCGACTATCCAGACAACTTTAAATTCTATGTGTTAGCTGTAAACGAAGGAGAACCTCCTAGCATTACAGAGTTTGACTCAGCGCAGCTGGCAGCTGAGTCTTTGACTCGTTTACTTGAGGCTAACAAAAGAATGTATGGAGGCGTGTTTTACGGCGAGAAGTGGAACATAACTAAAGGTCCGGCTAAGTATCTTATTTCTTTAGACGGCTCGTCACGCTTTCCTTTGTTTAATCAAGAAGAGTCTTTTGTTAATGATGGCGAATACTTGAACAGTTAAATAACAGTTAAGGAAAACGTCATAATCATATGCACCGCATCTATTGGTCAGCGGTGATTCTGGAATGGAGTCTAGCGATGAAGAAGGTTTCTGTGTTTTACTCCTGTCACCCAAAAGCCCCTTTCAAGGGAGGCCTCCAGCCGGTAGGAACCGGCAGGTTCATGACCATGTGGCAGGGCGGACCTCGCCCAGATGGGCATGTCCTAGCAGTACACCGATACTGCTTTGACCACAGGGGGCTGACTCTCTACAACGAGCGGGCCGAGGACCCTACAGCTATAAACTGTAGGTTTTCCTCAGAGGAACAAGACGTGGCGGGCGTCATGTTCCGATACCTGTACTCTCAGAGGCCACCAAAAATGGCACCTGAGATTAGAGGACCTATTCTTCTTGCTTCCTTCGGGAAGCAATTTGAGTGGGCTAACCCGCTCCCACAGCCATGGCTTATTGAAACAGCCATGGCTTCAACTTCCCCTGGTTGGCGCGGCCCGCCTCACCCTGGCACCGTATCAACCGGCGGGAAAATTTCTCAAATCGTTAAAGATGGAAACATCTTTATTGAATTTGAGAACCAAGACGTGCTAGAGCTTCCTCCCGAAGCCAAAGTCTTGGAATGGGTACAGCCCGGGGTGGCCACGGAGCCAGGCACGGTTGTGGCTGAACTTGTTCCTAGGAAGACTAGGAGCAAGGAAGAGTTCATGGCTCTCCCACCAGAAACTCTAAAGAGAATCTTCGAGGAGACCATGGAGGCTCACTCCATGATTTCTGAGGACGACGTGCAGCTGTTCGATATTCGGATAGCTCCTCGCCACCTCCGGAGGCCTATCCAGGCTGGAGGCGCTGTGCTCGACATGTTCGAGTTTGTGCCCTTCAACAGACAGCCGCAGATAGTGGCTGTCAACAACACCACCCTTCGAGATGGGGTGTCTAACCCCACCGACCTAGCAAGGCATTTGAGGTTCGAGTGGGCTAAGGCCAACTTATGAACCTGATGCCTGATCCGGCTTGACTCGTTAGAGTCAGGCCGGGTTTTTTTTAGCTATTGGGTAAAGGTCTGGTTAATAAGATAAGATTGGATATAGTATTTTCATAAGACAGATTTACATGAAAGGAAAGCCATGAGCGTTGACTCCGCAGTATCGGGCAAATCTCAGTCTACTATTTTTCACAACAAACAAATCACTGAGATAGTTGTTGACCCTGACAGGGCGCATTTGGGCGAGTCGTTTACTATCAGCCTTGATAGATTAAGCGGTAAGACTTCAGGACCTGACAAAAAGGGGAACAACGTGGTTAACAGGGAAGAGATTGCTAGTAACTTGTTCAAACTAGCTTCTTCAGAAGATTTACCCAGAGACGTTATTAAAGTAGGAAGGGCTATACCTAACATCAATGAAATTAATCACGCGCATCCCGCAGCCGTTTTGCCCAAAGCAGCTGTAACGTCACCTCAAACAAAAGTTTATTTTGATATGCCAGGCTGCGGCTCTATATCTTTTAAATACCATGAAGTTAAAGTTGTTAGCAATTATTTAATATTTGTAACTGACAAACGTTTTGGAGGATCCGCTGAGTTTTATCCTTATTGTAACATGCGTCCTAATGAAGAAAGAAAACCAGTAGGTGTTTACGTGCAGGGTACTAAAAGCTTATTCTTACTAGATCCTTCTGTTAAAAATTTTCCTATAAAGTTTGAATGCGATCCTTTTGAAATTTGCGTAGTTCCCGTCGGAAGCTCTAAAAATCTTACTTCTGAAATGGCCAAGGAGCTTGGTATAGTCGACATAGCCACAGGGGAACTTGAAAATGGAAAAGAGAGCGGTGATAGCGAAGGGGATAACTCCCCAGAATTTTCCGGAGTCGACTCGGGAGAGCCAGACTACGAAAGCGTTGAAGGAGGCTTCGGCGGAGTTCTCTGATTTGGAGACTCATGTGACCAAGTCTTTATCCGACGCTGTTTCATCTAAGCTTTTAAAACGAGACTAGAAAAATGCCATCCGGCGACCTTTTTGAAAGTTCTATAGGCAAGAACTGGAACCTGAACAGGGGCGAAGAGCCTTTTCCAGATCCGTTCATGGACTACGCGTCCACGGTGATGCCGGAAAATATCCGCGATGCCCTTAGGTTTTGTGAGTTTACTTTTCACGTAAACTCAATGATCAGAGAAGCAGCCAGGCGCATAGTTTCTTATTTCATTACTGACATAAAAGTTGAATCTCAAGATGGAGAAAAGTTAGGAGACGACGAAAGACAGAAGTACGAGATATTTTTAAATAACGTTTTAAAAGTAAAGCAAGTTCTACACTCTGTTGCTTTAGACTTTTTGTGCTACGGAAATAGCTTTACAAGTTTAGTTTTGCCTTTTAGACGTTATCTAAGTTGCCCAAAATGTTATTTTGACGTCCCTCTAACAGAGATGATGAAAAACCCTGTTTTTTCTTTTAAATGGCAGATGCCTGATTTTGTCGCTAAATGCCCCAATCCTAAATGCGGATATTCCGGTAAATGGCACAGGGTAGACAGACGTCTTACTGACGAAAAACAAATAACAATCAAACGCTGGTCTCCGTATGAAATGGAAATACGGTATGACATGATAAATGACTTCAGAGAATATATCTGGAGAATACCTGAAGACTACAGACTGCAAGTTAGAAGAGGCGATCCGCAAGTACTGCCTACAGTTCCTTGGGAAGTTGTCGAAGCCATACAGTCAAACGGCTACTTGCTTTTTGATAAAGACGTTGTTTTCCACATGCACGAGCCAACTCTTGCAGGTGTAAGGTCTAGAGGATGGGGCATATCTAGAACTCTGGTTAATTTCCGTCAGGCTTGGTACTGCCAAGTTCTTCACAGATATAACGAAGCCATAGCCTTGGACTACGTTGTGCCTTTTAGGGTTTTAACCCCAGCTCCCAGCAGTTCCAGTAACCCAGAAGCTGGAGACCCTTTGATGAACATGGACTTGGGCGGGTTCTCGTCTCAAGTACAAAGTATGCTACGTAAAAGGCGCAGAGACCCAGCAGCTTGGCATTTCTTGAGCCATCCTATCCAGTATCAAATGCTAGGCGGAGAAGCCAGCAAGCTCGCACCTACAGAATTAATGCAACAAGGCATAACTACTTTGTTGAACGGGTTCGGCATGCCGGCAGAGCTGTACAACGGCACCCTAAGTCTTCAAGCTATGCTTCCAGCTATTAGACTTTTCCAGTCTAGCTGGACTTATTTAACTCATTACATGAACGACTTCTTGACGTTCGTTACCATGCGGACAGCTGACTCTATGGGCTGGGAACCGGCCAGAGCTTCTCTATTGCCTCCTACTTTGACCGACGACATGAACAACGTGATGGCAAAGCTGCAGCTAATGCAAGCTCAGCAAATCAGCCAGACCACAGCTCTTCGCGGTATGGGTTTGGATTTCAAGGAAGAAACAAGACAAACTCTGGAAGAGCAGAGGTTCAAACAAGAAGAGCAGGCCAAACTTCAAGAAGAAATGGATACTGCTTCTATCATGGATCAGATGGCCGCGCCACCTCCGCAGGCTCCTCCCGCACCCGGAGCAGCCCCAGCTACCGGCGGAGCTCCGGCACCTGGAGGAGCAACTCCTCCAAACCAACCTCCAGCAGGGCCAATGGACGCGGCGGCTCAGCAGATGTCTCTGACTACGCCAACGCAGCCAGGCCAAAAAATAACACCTCAAGAGCTGCAGGCTAAAGCCGAGGCTATAGCTTCTCAGCTTCTTAGCGTCCCTGAATCTCAAAGACAGTCAGAAATGACAAAGCTAAAAGGGCAAGATCCAACTTTGCACGCTGCGGTTAAACAAACTATTGAAAACATCCGGCAGCAGGCTAGAACAGCTGGAGGTCAGATGGTAATGCAGCAGCAATTTGGCGGGCAATAAATTTAACTAAGAAAGATAATATGATTGAAATATCTATAAACATAAAAGCAGAGAATAGCGAAGCTGTTTTAGATATTTTGAAAAATTTGAACGAGGCTATACAATCTACAGAATGGAATACTCCTGTCGATTTAAGCCTGGAGATTACTCAAGCTGATGGTGATTCTTCTTTGCTTATAGTTAACGACTCGAGGAAATACCATGGCGTCAAAATCAACTGCTGCGGGCAATAGCGGCTCTTTTTGCGTTGCTGTGCAAAGATGCGCTTTTGCTAAGTGCAATAAAAATGGTACGCATCATTTAAGTATTTCGGCTAATTCCTCGAGTGAAACAGGACAGGACTGTTTAGAAACTATGGACGTTTGGTATTGTGAAAAACACTATAAAAAGCTCATAGAAAATAAAATGTAAATAAGATACGCCTGTAAAATTTTTAAATTAAGTAAAGCAAGCTTAACCGGCTTGCTTTACTTATATAAGCATATCTAGGGTTGCTTTGTTAAAAACTTAATAGTAAATTGCTTTATCTAAAGGGGGTGCTTTATGACTTTGCGTTATCAACATCTTATGACCGCCGTGGATGAAACTTCTGTAAAAGGCCAGAAACATAAGCCTTTTAAAATTATGGAAATAGGCTGTTTCCACGGCATCCAAGGAAAACTAATGGCCAACAGGGCCTACGCTAATGGAAGAAAAAATATTGAGTATTATGGTTTTGATTTATTTGAAGACATGACCCATGAAGTTAGCGAAGTAGAAGGCTGCCGTAGACCTTTTGCTCCATCTTATTCTGAAGTCATGGATTATTTAAAAGGTAAAGCTAAAGTTAAAGCAATTAACTTATTCAAAGGCGATAGTAAAAAAACATTGCCTGAAGCTGTAAAAAAATTACCAAAAATGGATGTTATTTTTATAGACGGAGGAAAGTCTTTGGCTACGGTACAGTCAGATATAGAGTACGCTATAAAACTGACTGGAGAAGATTCTGTAATTTTAGTAGACGGTTATTACGCTAGTAGTCATTTCTCTGGTTGCGCTTTCTTAGTTATAAATGAACTTGTAAAGAGGTCAGGTTTGAAAGTAGAAATACTTGAACCTGTAGATGCCTATCCAGAGTTTGGTCTGTCTGTTCAAATGGTTAAGATAACTAAAACGGGCACGCTAGACACTAATGATTCCGTACCTGTTCCAGAATTTGTCGTACCTAAAGAAGAACCCAAGACAGAGGTTGAAAATGTCGAGCAGCCTTGCAGCCAACCTGGAAGCAGCTGTGATAATCCCGACTTACAATCACCTGGATTATGCACTGTTATCTGCAAAGACAGCTCTTGCGAATACGCCAAACAGCATTGTGATGGTAGTAGACGATGCGAGTCCGGAGTGGGATTCGTCAATCTGGAGTTGCCTACCGCAGGACCGGTTGATAATACACAGGTTTCCTCAGAACGACCAGAACCTGACCAGGAGCTGGAACTGGGGACTTCAGAAGGCAAAGGAACTGAGAATACCGATAGCGGTACCAGCGAACAGCGACTTGAAGTTTCCGAAGAACTGGTCGATGAAGATATTTCAACTTCTAAGAGAAAATCGCGCAGACCTCGTAGGTCCCGCAACAAACGCTCCGGGGCATCGTCAGAAACAGCAGATAACGACCTTGATTCCTGATTATAATCTTGATGATTCAGACGATTACATAGACCAAGTGCAAGAAAAGCTTATGGAAAGAAAGGACGAGGATTTTGTTCAAACGCTTATAAACGGATTTTGCATGGCTGCACTTACAGATACTTGGTGGTCCGGAGCGTTTGATTCTTCTTGTGTTTTTAACCCAAAAAATAAAATGATGAGGAATGAAGATGAGCTCATAGGTAGATGGCTAGGCATGGGTAGAAAAGTAGGATACTGCCCTTACAGCTTTGTATGGCACTACAGAAGTGTCAGCAGAGCTGTAAAAACAGGCAAGCAATACCAAGGATGGTACCGAAAAAGTAAGGGCTAAAATGCGTTTTTGGAAACTTAAAAGTATTAACGACAATCCTTTAGTAGGTATGGTTGTCGTAACATACAATCAAATAGAACCTCTTCAATCTTTGCTAGCTAGCTTAAAAGCTCAAACGTGGAAAAATTTTAAAATAGCCATATCTCACGACGGACCCGCAACTCCCGAAGTAAAAGCGGCAGTTAATGTTTTAGTAGGAAAAGACGATAGATTTATTTTTATAGAAACCAGAGAAAGACAAAATAAATTTGGCCACGACATGCGTTATCCTGGGTTCTCCTATTTAGCCAGTCTTGGCTGTACTCACTTATGTACTACTAATGGAGACTGTTGGTATACTCCTAATTATTTTGAAAACATGTTATATAAAATGCAAAAAGACTCTACCAAAATGTGCATATGCAACATGATACACAGTCATAAACTTTGGCAGCCACTTAATACAGAAATGGCTAGAGGAAAAGTAGACGTAGGTTGCTGGATGGCTTCTACTGAAGTAGTAAAACTGGTAAACTGGACAGACTACTCTTTCGCAGCAGACTGGTTTTTTATAAAAAAACTGTTCTTGGCTGTTAAAGGTAAAATATCGAAAGTAGACGGATATCTGTATGTTCACAACTGATAGAGGCCACGTAAATGAAAGTAGGCATATCGCTAAATTACGCGAGGCATGACTTCACTTACGCGGCTTTAAAAACAGCTGAAGTGTTGGAAAATTTAGGTTATGATGTCACTATATATAATAGGCTAGAGCCTACAACAAGAATAGCTCTGCATGACTACTGGGACGAGTTTGTCAAAAGTTCAAAGCAAGTAAGCTTTGAAACCTGGAGCGCTTCTGTAGACAGGCTGATATTTTTTAGTTACTCAGACGCACAAGAAATAAAAGCCATAAAGAAAAGAGGAACGCCAGTAACCTGTGTAGCAACGTGGGATAGCGTAGACGCGGATATAGTTTCTTCTCTTAAACAAGGCACTACTGTAGTAACTCCTTCTGCTCAACAGGCTAAATACTTCCAGTCCTACTGGAGGCTTAAAAACGTTGTGCATATTCCTTGGGACTGCAACTGGGCGTTTTCTCAAATAGACAGAACCGACTCTGAGCCTTTAAAGGTGCTAGTAGCTTGTCCTGGTTTTCAAATCAAAAGAGTAGATGTCACAAAGCTGTATGAAACTTTAATAGCTGTACTGGACGATAACCCAGGAATCAAAATAACTTTTTTGTTTAGCAATAAAGTTGCAAAGCTTTCAAAAAATCAATTAAAAGCCTTAACGGTAGCCAAAGAAAACGGCAGTTCTATAATCGCTATAGATGATCCTACTGGCTGGTTTGAAACCCCGCTTATATATGGAGAACACGATATAACTGTATACCCAGGCCAGATAGAAAGCTTTGGTTCAGTTGTTTTAGAATCATTAACTATGGGAACACCGGTAGTTTGTTACGACTTTCCTCCAATGAACGAAATAGTCAGCAATTCCATTAATGGATTTCTTTTGGAATGTGGGTCGAGCAGTACAGACCTGGGAGTAAGCTACGCTCTTCACAGCGACAGTTCCATACGTAAAACATTAAGTTTTGTTTTTAATAACAAAAGCATTTTGAACAAGATGCGAGCTTCAACTTCTGTAGGACTTGAGGCCAGGCGTAAACAATTCTCAGCTTTATGGGCCGAAGTCATAGACGCCCAGCTTAGCAAGTAAAAGCAAAAATCATTCTCTTAGACATTTGGTCGTTCGCGTATATACTGAAGAGGTACCGCGCAGGGTCAGTGCGTATAGACACTAGAAAAGAAAGTAAGGTGGGTTGTGGAAAAGAAAGAACTTGAAGCATACAAGAACGCCGGCTTCAAAGTGTATACGAACGAAGACCCTGATTTTTTTGACTTGATGCTGAAAAAGTACTTGGAGTCAAAGGAAGATAAAAAAGAAACTCCGACCAGTAAGAAGCTAAAACAGGAGGTAGAGGCTTTTGTCCATTTTATAAAAAGTAAGCTTTTGGAAAACCCTCCAGCTACTTTTACTTATTTGGACAAGGGCTTGGCTTTGCAGTTCGCTGATTATACGAGGGTAGTGTTTGTTGATCAGAGTACTGTTAATAAAGATAAGACCAGTTCTATTGAGATTAATGCTCCTTCTAGACAAGGAGGTCCTATTGTTTTTAGACAGGTGGATACTTCTATTCCAATCACGGGGTAAAGCAGCCATGGAAGTTAATTCAGATCAAGGGTTGATAGTCCAGAAGGCTTTTAACGTGATCATGGACAGGGTTAACTCTGCCATGTGTCTTCCAGGATTTAACAAGCTTAGCTACAAGAAAGCTTTTCATTTAGTAAAGAAGGCCATAAGAGCTGCCCTTGAAGAAACTGATTTCCTCTACGTCGATGTTTTACCTAGCAGGTCAGACAAGGCCATAAAGGTAAACATGAAGATATTTGCTGAGTATGAAATAGAGTACGACCTTGAGATGGTTGTGTCTTTGACCAGGTAGTTGTTTTGGAATAAGTAGCTATGCAGTTTATAGCTAAGCTAGTTTCTTTCTTTACTCTAGGGAAACCTAGAAGTGGCAAGTGGCAGGCTCTCAGCAAAAAGTTTCTTTACGGTAAGACTTGCGCGGTGTGCGGCATAGACAAAAAGCTTGTCGCACACCACAAGCGCCCTTTTCACGAACATCCTGACATGGAGCTTGACGAAAGTAATCTAATTGCCCTTTGCCGATATCCTGGAAGGAACTGCCATTTTGTTTTTGGCCATCTATGGAACTGGCAAACAGTTAACTCAGATATCGATGATACTATTGATTATTTCAACAAGCTGAGAGAAAATGCTAAAAAAACATCAGCTAAGCAGGATTAAGCCATGCCTTTTCAGTCCAAAGCTCAACAAAGGTGGATGTTTGCTAACCATCCAGAAATGGCTAAAAGGTGGGCTAAGCACACTAAGGACATAAAAAGCCTTCCTGAAAAGAAAAAAGAAAAGCGAGCTTATGAGTTTGTAGATAACTACCTTATCGATTCCATAGTCAAAGAAGCTCTAACTAACTTCAACAACAAAGCTCTGCCTAAACCTAATGTAAGCGCCACCGGAGGAGCAGCTGGCCCAGCCACAGGTCAACCGGCTGTTCCAGTAGCCCCGGCTGTTGGTCCTATAGTACAACCTCAGGGTTATGGCGCTAACGCCATAGCCAAGATCATTTCAACTAAAAAGGCTGAAGACAACTTAGTCAGCAGCTTTAACAGAATTAAAAAAACTGGTTCTTTAAATAAGTTAGAAGCTATAGCTTCTTATATTAGTAAGAGCGCTGGAGAAGTTATTCCTAAAAGTTTAACTGAGCCGCATGTAGAAACTAGAATTGCAAAAGAAGACGCTGCTTTTAAAAAGCTTCAAGAAGAGCAGTTGGCTAGGGATAAAGAAACAAGAAACTTACAGCTAAAAGCTCAAGGCGCTACGGACATAAAGTTGCCTGAAGAAGCCTTAGACCGAGGCAGAAGATTTTTTGGGATTGGTCCAAAACTAAAAGTTTTACAGCCGGCTATTCCAGGAAGCGTTCAAAAAAGGCAGATGCAGAGCATAGACCCTTCTTGGTTTGATAGAAGTATTTTTTCTGGTAAACCTCAACCTGAAACTAATGTCGATTGGCGTTATGGCGCTTTAGGCAAGCCAGACGTTAGAAAAGCTATCTTCCCTGAATTTAGTTCTAGAGCGGCACAGCTATCTCCTCAAAATCTTGAAAGACTAGACTTGATTAGCAAAGCTGTTCCAGTTTTACCCGAGGATATGCGCAGTCCTTATCTTGTAAACCAATACAATTTTAAACCATTCACAAACGAACAGATAGAGAAAGACTGGGCTAGAACTGCCAACTTAACTGGAAAGGCTTTGCCAACAGACGCAGAAGGTCGAGAGCTGGAAGGGCCTGCTTTAGAAAAGTTTTACGCAGATAATTTAAAATACGATAGAAACGCAGGGCACTTATTTGAGCTTGCTTCTGGAAAAGTCGGAACACCTGAGCAGCAAGAAGCCGCAAGAAACCATTTTAAATCTATCTACGAGTTATCAAAGCAAATAGACGAAAACGATATTTTAGGCAGAGAAAAATTTTTAAGAACAGGAGATAGCCAAAAAAAACTTGAAATAGCCAGACAGGCTCTTGATGTTTTATCTGGAGGGGTTAATGAAAATAATTCGTATTTAGGCAACTATGCTCGCTTAGCCCCTAACGTTGCTGCTATGGCTTTTCCATTTTTAAGGCCGATTATGCCTGCAATAAGGTCTGCTACGGCGACTGTTCCAGCAACGTATAGGTACTTAGCTCCAAGGCTGGGAGCGGCTGCAGAACAGGCGGCTACAGGCGCTAATACTTTAACTGAAAATTTCCTTTCTCGTTTGTTTGGCCCTTCTGCTTCAAAAGCCCAACAAGCAGTTTCGGCTAGGCAAGTTCCTTCCTGGTCTGAAGCTTTTAACTCAGCTAGAACGGCTTTAGAAAGAGGAGGCGCTACTAACTCAGCAAATTTAGCCAGAATTGCAGCGGGCATCCCAAAACCCATACAAACAGCTGGAGCCGTAGCCGGAAATTTGTCAAAAGGTATATTTGATTACAATTACAGATTATCTCCTCTGTTTAACGCGCCTGTTCAAATAGCCGCAGGCCTTGCTGGCGCTTCTCCAGAACAAGCAGCTCAAGCGGGTGAGCTGTCTGGCGGCTACGGCCCTTTACCTATGTTTATGAGACAAGGGTATAAGCAAATAGCTGACGCTATTAAACAAGTTAGGGCTAAAAATCCTTATGCTTCTACAGGGGTTCTAAAAGACCCTGGTGCCATAGTAAGAAACGAGGGAGCCGCAGTACGAGATGAAATGCAAAGAATACTAGAATCAGACAGGGCTTCTTTTGTAGGGCCTATTCCCTTAGGAACGACCCATCCAGACCCTGCTAGCATATTAACTAGAGCAATACAGAACGTCGCTAATAAACCCTTCATTGCTGAAAAAGCAATCCAAGGACCTAACCTTATTCAAGGCGCAACGACTATAGCTGCCAGCACTATTCCATTTTTCCAGCCTGTTTCTAATTACTTGTCCGGACCAGAAGTTGTTCCTCCTTCTCTAGAAGAAAAGCAAAGAGCATCCGCTCAAATAGCCGACGAGCAGAGCAGGGGTTTCTCCAGCAATGAAGTGGTTACTCCTGAGAGTCTGAGAACAAAATTCCCAGGAATTTCTAATATAGCTCCATTAGTTTCCGTAGGAGTGGCTGACGCTCTAGTCGTGTCGCCTGAAATAGCTCAAACAGAAACTAACATTCAAAATTTGTCAGAAAGGCTTTCATACCTTCAGCCTAACACGCTTGAAGCAAATCAAGTGAAGTCAGAGATAGCAAGTAATCAGGCTGTTCTTTCTACTCACATATCTCAACAATATGGAAGCACTCCTGAGAGATTCAAAAGTTTTAAAGACTCGGCTTCAAGGTTTGCTGACGCTAATAAGCAATATTCCGATTTTGCGTCTAGGTCTGACCAATCAAGCAACATGTCAGAAAGGGATAGAGTAACAAAACTGTACGATGAAGCTAATGCAGATTTTAGAAAAAACGGTCTTCCTTTTGTTACTGACTACCTTAACCATTCATATAAAGTCGACATAGCTCCTAAACAACAACATTTACTAGACTCCGCCGCAAACCTAGCGGGCATACGACAAAAGATGTCTACAGCTCCGGACACAGTAACTGCGGAAGAAAAACAAGCGATCAAACAAGCTGAAGGCTATGTCAAAGACATAACTACCTGGTCTGGTGTAGCTGCTGCTACTAACCTGTTCCAGTCAGGCCAGCCCATAGACCCTCAATTTTTTACAGATTCTCAAAAGGCTGTCGGAGCTGTCTCTAACCTTATAAACACTCCTGAAGTTAAAACTCAAGTAGCTACCAAAGTTTCTTCCGAAGTAGACAAAATAGTTGGAGCAGATTCTCCATACGCCAAGGACATGACTAAGAACATTTATTCAAACATGTCCACTACAGAAAAAGTGTTTATGTATGGCGGATTGGGCTTAGCCGCTTTAGGCGCTATAAGCTTGGTCACAGGCTACGGAGGAGACTGGTTGCCTAGCCTAGGTCTAGCTGGCGGCTTGGGCGCGCTGGGCCTGGCTGGCTATAACTACTTTAGCTCAGGTCAGTCTCCTTCAGACTTGATAACTCCAAAAGGATTCATGAGCTTTTTGACAGGTAGCGTTGAAGAAGACAATCCAACTGAAAGGGTCCTTAACCAACTGCGTAAAGACAATCATTACGGAAAGTACAGTATAGACCAGGTTAAGCACTCACCTCTATACGACAAAGTAATGACTGGAGGAGCAACCGCCGCTGAAGCAGCTACTCTGCTAGGTACGTTAGACCCTCAGAACAGAGGAACTTTGCTAACTGCTCTAAATAACAAATACCCGACGGCTTCAACGGCTATGGCTAAATTTGATAGCCGAGTAGCCGAAGACAATAAAATGATAAATAACCTTGGTAATGCTCCAGTCCTGGCTAAGGCAAAAACTTTTGACGAGTTTAACGACTTAGCTGGTTTGGGCTTTAAAGATAAGAGCGGCAAATACACTTTTGAAAATAAAACTCCTGAGATGATTGAAAGAATAGTTTCTGTCATGCCTCAGACAGTTAAAGCCGATCTGGTTCAAAAAATAAGAAGCAGTATAGTAGATACGTACAACGCTAGAGTAGATGAAGAAGCTAAAAACTATTGGTATGTTCCTTTTGCTTCTAGTATGCACAAGGCAAACTCAGTTAAAGACGCAGTTGAAAAGATTAGAGCAGCGGCAGCAAGCCCAAAAGCTGACTCTACAACTAAGTCTATTGCCAAGGGATTAGAGCTTTTGAATATCACTCATTAACAGAAAGGAATGAGTTATGTTATCAGATTATAGCTGCGATGTTTCAAAGGTTGAAGAAGTAGTAAATTTTCCTGAAGAGATGATTCAGACTTTTGTGGCCTGGGTTCATCCTATGACCGTAAACTCTTTTGAACTAGAGTCTGTGGTTGCTCTACCTACAGACCAACCTTTGGGTTACACTTGATTAAGCTTTTTATAAGGAGAAAGCCATGGCAGATATAGAAGCAACTAACCCTATTGAAATACCCGCTACAGAAGCCAAAGTGTACGACAAGTGGGTCACTGAACGCCTTGTTTTTGAAGGCGACGGGATAACTCGTCCTATGGCCGCTGAAGCTTTTCTAGTTCCAGGCTTCAGAAAAGAAGACGGATCGTGGGACCTGTACCCAGAAGGCCGTAAGAATATATTTATTCCAGACCTTTGGGCGGAAGTATCTTCTAGAGAAGACTTTGCTACAGCCCTCGCTGCAGTTCAAAATGCTTTAGAAAGTTACGGTAAGGAAAAAGGCATTCTGTAAATCAAATAGCCGTTGTTCCCGAGACAACACGGGACGGTAAATCCCGTGTTGTTTTCATAGAGGACGCGTAGATGCCTACTCCAGACAACAGAAGAATAGACGAGCTTTCGAATAAATCTCCAGAGCTCACTGACTATATCGCGATATCTGCGGACGGAGGTCCTGCGGGTAAAGCAACAATATCTGACTTAGGCGTACTATTAAGTGTAGCTGGGCCGGAAGGGCAGACTGGTCAAACAGGTCAAACAGGGCAGACAGGACAAACAGGCGCTCAAGGGTCTGTAGGCGCAACAGGTGCCACAGGTCAAACAGGCCAAACCGGTCAGACTGGAATAACAGGAGCCACCGGGCAGACAGGCGTAACTGGCGTAGTCGGAGCAACAGGTCAGACTGGAGCTACTGGCGCTACAGGACAAACCGGGCCTGTAGGTTTTACTGGCGCAACGGGATATACGGGCCAGACAGGCTCTACAGGCGCTACAGGCTCTACAGGTTCTACAGGCTTTACAGGGCAGACTGGAGCAACAGGGGCTTCTGGCGCAACCGGGGCTACTGGATCAACAGGGTCAACCGGAACTACCGGGGCCACAGGCGCTACTGGTGCTACTGGGGCAACCGGCGCTACAGGAGCAACTGGGTACACAGGGGCTACCGGAGAAACCGGGGCTACTGGAGCCACAGGCGCTACAGGAGCAACAGGGGCTACTGGCACAACAGGTGAAACAGGAGCAACGGGCGCTACAGGGGCCACCGGGCAGACAGGGCAAATTGGACAGAGCGGAGCGACCGGTGCCACAGGAGCTACAGGAGCTACAGGCCAGACAGGCCAAACAGGCGCGACTGGTCAAACCGGGCAGACTGGTGTAACAGGAGCAGAAGGTCAAACAGGAGCAACAGGTCAAACAGGCCAAACCGGGGCTACCGGGTCTACCGGCGCTACAGGCGCTACTGGGCAAACTGGAACCACAGGTCAGACTGGAATTACAGGACAGACTGGTGTAACAGGCTCTACTGGAACAACTGGGCAGACCGGTCAAACAGGCCAAACAGGAATAACCGGGGCTACCGGCGTTACAGGAGCTACGGGGCAAACTGGTCAGACCGGTCAAACTGGGCAAATAGGTCAAAGCGGAGCTACAGGCGCTACAGGCCAAACCGGTGATACTGGACAAACTGGAGTTACAGGCGCGACTGGGTCTACAGGTCAAACAGGCTATACGGGAGCCACAGGGGCAACAGGAGAAACCGGAGCTACTGGCGCGACTGGCGCGACAGGCACCACAGGCTACACAGGCGCTACAGGTGAAACAGGAGCAACTGGAGCGACTGGACCTACTCCTTGGACTCTTCCAGCAACACCCTACGACAACGGAGTTTCTTACAACATAGGAGCAGCGGTTACTTATCAAGGAGGGTATTACTACAGAACAGGTAACCCCTTAAATCCTGGATACCCTCCTACTCCAGGGTCTATAAACGAATCTTGGACTCCGGTAGCCGACGGCGGAGCAACGGGAGCTACAGGTGTTACTGGAGATACCGGCGCTACAGGAGCTACAGGACAAACAGGCGCTACAGGCCAGACAGGCGCGGGAGACACTGGTCAAACAGGCGTTACTGGACAGACTGGGCAAACGGGGTCTACAGGCTCAACAGGAATAACAGGGCAGACCGGACAAACTGGTCAAACAGGCGCTACAGGCGCTACAGGCCAAACAGGATCAACCGGTCAGACTGGTTCAACAGGTTCAACAGGAGCTACAGGTCAGACAGGCGCGGTTGGCTCTCCTGGTGATAAATATTCAACCATAAGTTTAGACACTTTTACTTTAGGCACCGGCGGAACTTTAAATTTAACAGTAGGCGCAGACTTAGCTTACACAGCCGGTCAAACAATCGTAATAGCATACGATTATCAAAACTATCAAGAAGCTACCGTTGTAAGTTATTCCAGCGGCTTGGGTTCTGGCACTTTAGTATGCACTAAAGATGCTTATGTGGGCTCAGGCTCTTATTCTTCTTGGTACGTAAACCTAGATGGTGCAGTAGGGGCAGAAGGCTCTACCGGGGCTACGGGAGCAACAGGGGCCACAGGAGCCACTGGGCAGACAGGAGCCACAGGACAAACAGGGGCTGGAGCAACAGGCCAAACAGGGTATACAGGAGCCACAGGGCAGACAGGCGCAACCGGGGCTACTGGGGCTACAGGAGCCACAGGCGCTACCGGTATACAAGGTTTTGGTAGAACTTACTTCTTTGATGCAGCGGAATCAGACATTACTGGAATGGAGTCTTTGACGACATACGCTCCAGGAGGCACAGAGGAAACTCAGCTAATAAGCATAGGCTCTGGACAAGGCGCTGTTTTGCTGCATTCCTACGCGACAGTAACCGGACAGCCTGGAGTAACCGTAATAAATCCAGGCATATGGGAATTTAACGCATACACTTATGTAGATACTTTGCACGGCGACACTTCACTTAGATTCGATGTCTACACTAGAACTCCTGGTGGAACTGAAACCTTATTGTTCCAGCTCGAAGGGCCAATAGTAGAACACACTACAGTTGAATTAAATAACACTAGTTATTACCAAACTGGAAGTATAAGCCTAGGCTCAAACGACCGAATAGTTGTAAAAGTTTACGGACAGACAACTTCTAATCAAGCTAGAACAATTTATTTTGTACATAACGGCACTATAAACGTAAGTCATTTTCATACTCCTATATCTGGAGGAGCTGTAGGTCCAACAGGAGCTAGCGGCGCAACAGGCGCAACAGGAGCAACTGGGGCTACAGGTCAAACAGGCGTTACAGGGCAAACAGGAGCTACAGGTCAAACTGGTCAGACTGGAACTACCGGGTCTACCGGAGCAACTGGCCAGACCGGCGCTACCGGAATAACTGGGCAGACAGGACAAACAGGCGCTACAGGAATTACGGGTCAGACTGGCGCAACCGGAGTTACAGGACAAACAGGGGCTTCCGGCGCTACTGGAATAACAGGTCAGACTGGGAGCACAGGCCAGACTGGTCAGACTGGGTCTACAGGCTCAACAGGCGCTACGGGGCAGACTGGCGATTCTGGAGCAACAGGTGTCACTGGGCAAACAGGGTTTACAGGATCTACAGGTCAGACCGGTCAAACTGGGTATACCGGCTCTACGGGCGTTACTGGGCAAACAGGTGATGTCGGTCAAACTGGACAGACTGGAGCCACAGGAGCTACAGGCCAGACGGGCGCTTCTGGCTCTACAGGGCAGACGGGATATACGGGAGCAACAGGACAAACAGGCTCTACAGGCTCTACAGGACAGACTGGAGCTACGGGAGCAACCGGAGCAACTGGTCAGACGGGGTCTACAGGCGCGACAGGTTCTACCGGCCAGACTGGTCAAACAGGTCAAACGGGGACTTCAGCTTATGGAAGAATGTATTTTTTCAACTCTGTAAAAAGCACAGTCCCATTAGTCGACAACCCTTAAGAGGGTTCTAGCCTTGGCAAGACGAAACAAAAACAAAGACAGGTCTATCAGCTTAAACTCAGGCGACAGCACAAGTGCTTCCGCCGAGAATTATAGCTTTTATGGTTTGGATAAATTCAAACCAGAAACAATAGACGAAAATACAAAGGTAGAATCTTCAGACTTTTACACTAAAGCCGGTAGCAGCACTACTACTACCACCACTACAGCGGCACCAAACAACTCAAGGTTTGTAGCAGTTTCGTCGTTTACTCCTGACTCTGCCGCAAGTTACGACGGCATAACCTGGACCAGGGGAACTTTGCCAGGTAACGGCTCTTATGACTTCATCTCGGTTGCCTACGGCAGCGGCTTGTTTATTACTCCAGCCTACGGTACAGACAAATTTGCTTATTCTTCAGATGGTCTAAGCTGGGCTTTAGGAACTTTGCCGCTAGTAGGAAACTGGCGAAAAATAAAATTTATAAATGGCACTTTCTTTATATTAGGAAACGACACAGACCAAGTCTTGACGTCAACAGATGGACAGACTTGGACTCAGTACACTTTGCCAGCCGTAGGCAACTGGTTTGATATTGCTTACGGTAACGGAAAATACATAGCAATAAACTTTAACTCAAGTAACGCGGCATCTTCTACTAACGGCTCGACTTGGTCTTCGGTAACTTTGCCAGAGTCTGGGCTTTGGACAAACATAATTTATGCTTACAGTAAATTCATAATAACAGCTAGCTCTGGTAATTTCTTAAGGTCTACAGACGGCGTTTCTTGGACTTCTTATGCGGTGGCGATTTCCGGCAACGCAGTTTTAGACATCGAGTTTATTGGCGATAAGATTGTTCTTATAAGTACTGGTTCAGTTTATTACACATCCACAGACGGCATATACTTTTTTGCCAAATACACTAACTTTCCTTCCTCATTCTACCCAGTAGCTTTAAAATACGGCTCTACTCTGGATAGAGTTGTAGTCATACAAAGCTCGTCAAATCTTACGCAGTATTCCTCAGACGGGCTAGCCTGGAGCAGCGGGTTTTTACCCAATCCTTCAGGAACGGATAAGAGATGGTCGGCCATAACAGTTGCTGACGGCAACTACACCGAACCAACTACAACTACGACCACCACTACAACAACTACGACTACGACCACTACAACAACTACTACCACTACGACTACAACTCCTGACCCTGCTACTCTTTACAACTTACTAACCGTTAATTCTGACACAGCAGCTGAAGTTACCTACTCAGCTGCTGTAACCAGTTCAGCGCGTAAACTTATAAACGCTTACGTAACGGAAGTAGGGCAGCCAGGGTTGTCCGTTCTTTCAGCCGGCAACTGGCAATTCAATGCTTATCTTTACGTAAATAACGCTGCCGGTGATACGTATGTAGATTTTGATGTATACAAAGTTACGCCTAACGGCTCTGAGAACTTTATATTTACGGCCAGCAGCGCTGTAATAAACAACACTTCAGTACAACTATTTTCATCTACTTACAATTACGGTTCTGACATATCGTTAAACCTTGGCGACAGGGTTATCGTAAAACTTTACGCTAGAACAACTTCAGCCTCGTCTATAAGTGTTTATTTCCTGCACAGCGGCAATCAACACGTTAGTTACGTTCTGACTCCTATTTCAGGATTGTTGCAAGGCCAGACCGGCGTTACAGGGTCAACAGGAGCTACCGGGCAGACAGGCGCAACCGGGGCTACGGGAGCAACCGGGGCTACAGGGCAAACAGGCGCTCAAGGCATAACAGGAGCCCAAGGCTACACAGGGCCTACTGGCGCTACAGGCCAAACTGGTCAAACAGGGTCTACTGGCTCTACCGGTGTGACAGGAGCAACAGGCGCTTCTGGCGCAACTGGTCAGACTGGACAAACAGGAGCCTCTGGCGCAACAGGTCAGACTGGGCAAACGGGTTCTACAGGACAGACAGGCGCAGTTGGAGCAACAGGGGCTACAGGTCAAACTGGTGCGTCTGGGGCCACTGGCGCAACAGGAGCTACCGGTCAGACAGGTATTGGAATAACAGGAGCCACAGGTCAGACCGGTCAGACTGGGTCTACTGGAGCTACAGGGCAAACTGGCTCAGTAGGAGCAACCGGCCAAACAGGTCAAACAGGAGCTTCAGGCGCAACAGGCGCTACTGGTCAGACAGGGCAGACTGGTTCAACAGGTTCAACAGGCTCTACAGGCCAGACGGGCGCTGGCGTAACAGGAGCAACAGGTCAGACCGGTCAAACAGGTGCCTCAGGAGCTACAGGCGCTACTGGGCAGACCGGAGCAACAGGAGCTACAGGAGCTACAGGAGCTACTGGAGCAACCGGTCAGACAGGACAAACAGGCACAGCTGGCGACAGATATCAGACCACAAGTTCTACTAATTTCACGATTGGTACTGGCGGTAATCAAACTATAACAGTAGGCACAGGTCTAGCTTACTCTGTTGGTCAGACTATAGTCGTTGCATACAACGTTTCTAATTATCAAGAAGGAACGGTTGTAAGCTACAACAGCGGCACTGGAAGCTTGGTATTTACAAAAGACGCCTTCGCCGGCTCGGGCAACTATTCTTCTTGGTCTGTAAACCTAGACGGAGCGGCAGGCTCTCCAGGCGCAACAGGGGCCACCGGGGCTACTGGAGCCACTGGAGCAACTGGAGCTTCAGGAGCAACTGGACAGACAGGTCAAACAGGAGCCTCTGGCGCAACTGGATCTACAGGAGCCACAGGCCAAACCGGAGCAGGCGCTACAGGACAGACAGGCCAGACTGGGCCTACAGGATCCACCGGAGCAACAGGCGTTACTGGCCAGACAGGCGTAGGGATTACAGGCTCTACAGGAGCTACAGGAGCAACCGGCTCGACTGGAGCTACTGGACAGACAGGAATAGGAGTTACAGGGCAAACAGGAGCAACAGGAGCTACAGGAGCAACAGGAGCTACAGGACAGACCGGTGATAGGGGTGGTGTAAAGTATCAGTTCACCACGGCTACTGCTGATTCAGACCCTGGAAACGGTTTCTTCAAATACAGCAGTGGAACAATATCTTCTGTAACTAATCTTTTCGTGGATAACTTGGATTGGCTAGGTAATACACAAACTGGTTGGTATGACACCTGGGACGATTCTACCAACAACCCCAGGGGTTATTTGGTTATTGTTGGAAATAGCGTTTTAGACAACATAACAAACATTTTTAGAATTACTGGAAACGTAACTGCAGCAGCGAGTTACTACAAGATTCCAGTGTCTTATGTCTCAGGAACTTTGCCTACAAATGGAAACTACTATCAGTTTTCTTTCGACAGAACTGGAGATGTAGGAGCTACTGGTGCTACTGGGTCTACTGGGTCTACAGGAGCTTCCGGGGCAACCGGCCAAACAGGTCAAACAGGAGCTTCAGGCGCAACAGGCGCTACTGGTCAGACCGGCGCTGCTGGCGTTACAGGAGCAACAGGCGCTACAGGAGCAACAGGTCAACAAGGATCTGTAGGAGTTACAGGACAAACAGGAGCTTCAGGAGCAACGGGCGCAACCGGAGCAACCGGAGCTTCAGGAGCTACTGGGGCCACTGGCGCAACAGGAGCTTCTGGGGCAAGCGGCGCTACTGGTCGAACTGGTCAAACAGGGGCTTCTGGAGCCACAGGAGCAACAGGTCAAACTGGAGCTCAAGGCAATCAAGGCGTAACAGGAGCAACGGGCGCGACTGGTCAAACCGGAACTCAAGGAAGTCAGGGCGCAACCGGCCAGACAGGGCAAACAGGCGCTTCTGGGGCTACAGGAGCTACAGGAGCTTCTGGGGCAACTGGAGCTACGGGCCAGACTGGCGACAGAGGTGGAGTAAAGTATCAGTTTAGTACAACTACAACTGATGCGGATCCTGGCAGTGGAAAGTTCCAGTACAGTAGTGGAACAATATCGTCCGTCACTAATATTTTCATAGATAACCTAGACGCCTTAGGTAACACCCAAACGGGTTGGTACGACACTTGGGATGACTCTACTAACTCTACAAAAGGTTATTTGGTAATAACGGCTAACAGCACAGCCGATACGGTTATAAACGTATTCCGTATTACAGGAAACGTAACTGTAGCTACTGGCTATTACAAGATTCCAGTTGCTTATGTTTCAGGAACGCTGCCTACAAACAACAATTTTTATCAATGCAATTTCAGCCGTAATGGCGACATAGGAGCTACTGGCGCTTCTGGGGCAACCGGGGCTTCAGGCGCAACAGGAGCCACAGGACAGACAGGCCAAACAGGTCAGACAGGCCAGACTGGGTCAACAGGCTCACAAGGTTCTCAGGGTGTAACCGGGGCTACAGGAGCCACAGGGCAAACTGGAGCAACAGGTCAGACTGGTTCACAAGGTTCACAAGGTTCACAAGGTGTAACAGGCGTAACAGGCGCTACAGGTGTAACTGGAGCTACTGGCGCAACGGGCACAACAGGTGTCAAATTCACCAGCACGACTGGCGCAGGCAACAGCGTTGTTTACGAGACAGGCAGCAACCTTCACGTCGGTGGTACAAGCCCTGGCGCTAGGCTGCAAGTTGACGCTACAAGCGCTGCTACTGTTGGCTTGATCGTAAAAGGGTTTACCAGCCAGTCTTCTGATTTGCAGCAGTGGCAGAACAGTGCTGGTACGGTTTTAGGTTACATAAGCAACGGCGGTGAAATTACAACAAGGTCTGGAATAGCTTTAAGGCTGTTCAGGGCTGACAACGCACAAAGCAACACAATAACTTGTGATTCTTCTGGTAAAATTAGTATAGAGCACACTGGGGTTATAGTTGCTGGAAGCGCTGGTTACGTTCAAGCGACTAACTATTTTGCGTCAGGACCTAATCTTTACAGCCAATCCGGCTCGCCTGTCTCGCTCTACGCGGCTCCTAACGGCTCAGGCTCATTTAAAAGTGTTGTTGTTACAACCAGCTCAAACTGCACAGCTGGTTATTTGTTTGCTGTTCAAAATAACGGTTCTGACAAAGTTGTTGTTGACTTTAACGGTTATTTAGGAATAGGCACCACGACGATTGGTGCCATGGTTCAAATAAATACAGCAACGACAACTACAAAAGGCCTAATAATTAAAGCAGCTGCGTCCCAATCCGCGAACCTCCAAGAGTGGCAGAACTCTTCTGGTACAGCCTTGGCGTACATGGACGCTAGCGGCAACTTCTACGCTGTTAGCAAGAGCTTCTTGATTGACCATCCGACTCCAGAGAAGAAAGCCCAAGGCAAGAAGCTGCACCACGCCAGCTTGGAAGGCCCTGAGCACGCTGTCTTCTTCCGTGGAACCCTGACTGACAGCGACTGCATCATTCTTCCTGAGTACTGGAAGGACTTGGTGCATGAGGACACAGTCACGGTTGTCTTAACGTCAAGAAAATATCCTCAGCCCAACCTGTACGTTGAAGATGCCAACAACATCAGAGTGCTTGTCAGGTCTGACCGCGCTATCTGCTGCGACTTCGTGGTGTACGGTACTCGTAAGGATGTACCTATGCTGGAGGTTGAGATAGATGGCAACTAACTATAACCCCAGCATAGTTACAAGTGGGCTACAGGTTTACCTGGACGCTGCCAACGTAAAAAGTTACCCAGGTTCAGGTACGTCTTGGCTGGACCTTACTGGTAACGGTAATAACTTCACTTTGGTTAACTCTCCTACTTGGAGCAGTGCCAACGGTGGCGTGTTTGAAACAAATGGAACAACGAGCGCCATCACTAGCAGTTATTCCACCAGCAAGTACACGATCATGTCTGCAACCAGAATAATATCTGGCGGCAGAATGCTGACTGCCTTAAACAACAATTGGCTGCTTGGTCATCACGGCGGAAGCGGACCAAACTACTATGCCGAAGGTTGGGTAAACAACCAGTACACCTTGTCTGGGTCTGGTTGGCATATTTGGACGGGTACTGGCGACACTTCTACCGACACATGGTCTATGTGGTACGACAATACTTTTGTTGTTCAGAATTCTCTTGGAGTAAGCGGTCCTAACGGTTTCAATATCGGCGGTCAAAATAACGAAAGAGCTAACGGTCAGATTTCTTTTTTGTTGATCTACAACACAATACTCACATCAGATCAAATCCTACAAAACTACAACGCCCTTCGCGGCAGATTCGGCCTGTAAGGAGGGCGTGCGATGGGACTAGGTCACTCTCCATCAATTGTCCAAAGTGGTTTGGCGCTTTGCCTTGATCCTGGCAACATCAAAAGCTACTCGGGCTCTGGGTCTACGATTACCGACTTAAGCGGAGCAGGCAATAATTTTACTTTGAATGGCAGCCCTTACGTCAATTACGGCTTTGGTCGAAGTTTAACCTACAGCGGCGCTCAAACTTTAAGCTCTTCTTTTACCCCTAGCAACACATGGTCAATATCCATGTGGTTTAACAACACGTCTACTTACAACATCCATAACCGTGGATTGTTTTCTACTTACAGCACTTCTAGCTTTAACGGTTGTTATGTTGGTACTACAACAGCCGCAGCTAACTCTATGCGTGTGTGGTACAACTCAAACGGTTATTCGCTAATAAATTATTCTTTTGCTGTTAACAGCTGGTACCAGTTAACTATAACCTGCGACGGAACCACTTTAGTCGTGTACGTTAACGGCGTAGCTGTGAACAGCATCACTACCGCCACAACCCACGCAAACACTTTGGCAATTGGTCAAACTAGGTTCGATAACAACTACTGGATTGGTAACATAGGTCAAACTTTAGTCTATAGTCGTGCGTTGACCGCCTCAGAGGCGTTACAAAATTACAACGCTAGCCGTGGTCGTATTGATAATTTCTATTCTCCGCCGCCTATTACCAGCAATTTACTTGTCAGCTTAGACGCAGGTAATCCTAACAGCTATTCTGGAAGTGGCACTGCTTGGAACGATATAAGTGGAAACGGCAATAACGCTACGCTTGTAAACAGCCCTACGTTTGACACAGGTAACGGCGGTAGTTTTGTATTCAATAGGACTACTAATTACGCCACGTTGCCTTTTACTACTACACTGACAAATTGCACTTTTAATTTTTGGTTTAAAGCTACGTCTACAGCTTCTTACCAATACTTACTCTCGCTAGGAAACGGATCAACGTCTTCTTACGCTTTGCATTTTGATATGAATGACCCTGACTTGGGGTCCACAGGTCAAACTATGTGGGTCTATTGGAATAGCGGAGGCACGCCTTATTCTGCTTTGTCTAGAAGTGGTACTTATGGAGATTTTCAAGACAGCACCTGGCGTAATTATTGTTTTGTTAGGAACAATAGTGACACTGGAACAATAACTCGTCACTACGTAAACGGAGTTGAGCGAAGCTCAGGCGTATCTCGAAGTGGGGATCAGACAACACAGTTTGGTAACGGCGCGGGCTATAATTGCCGAATAGCCGTTTTTCATAACGCTGCAAACAATTTTTTCGGTGGTAACATTGCGTCTGTTCAAATTTATAACGCAGCGCTTTCACCTATCCAAATAGCGCAAAACTTCAACTCTCTGCGCGGGAGGTTCGGGCTATGAGTGCTGAGTTCAAAGCTCTTGGCTCTTACGCTGGACCTGAGATTGCAGACTCTGGTTTGGTTGTCTCTTTAGACGCTGGTAACACCAAGAGTTACCCAGGTAGTGGTACTACTTGGACTGATTTAACAGGTAACGGTCTCAACGCCACCATAGGCAATAGTCCAGTTTTTTCTTACATGAACAGCGGTATTCTTACATACTCTGGAGCTACTGCTGGGGCTACCGCTACAGGCACATCGTCTTTGTTTAACGTCGGCACAGGCGACTTCACTCTAGAGTGTTGGGCTAAAGTATCTAGCTTCGCGCCCTATTCTCTTCCCGTTTCTTTGGACGATAATCTTAACGGCAACGGCATCATTTACTACTTGGCTGCTTCGCCATACAACTTTCGCACCTGGATAGGCAACACGGCGAACAACAGCGTTACTCAAATTACCACAAATACTTGGTATCACTTGGTAATATCCAGGCTCTCAGGCACTGTGTCTAAGTATATAAACGGTGTTTTGGACAGCACGCATACTGCTGCTGGTTCGCTAGCCACGGGCCAATCGATAAAAATAGGTTGGCGCTACGACGCTTCTTATAACTTCACTGGATCAATAGGAGAGGTAAGCTTCTACAACGCAGCAATGACAGCGGCTCAAGTTGCTCAAAACTACAGTGCAACCAGTAGTCGCTATCTAGGGTCTCCGATTTCACTTCCAGACATTCCTGGTATGAAGTTATGGCTTGACGCATCTGATTCTGGAACACTTTTCTCAGACACCGCCGGAACTACTTTGGCTTCAGCTGACGGCACAGCAGTCGCTTTGTGGAAAGATAAAAGCGGTAATTTAAATCATGCCAGTCAAGCAACATCAGCTAATAGACCGCTTGTTAAGTTAGGTATACAAAACAATTTAAGTGTTTTGCGCTTCGACGGCAGCAATGACTTCATTCAACCTTCTAGTTTTGCTATAGGTCCTGAACCCGTTACAATTTTTACTGTGTTTAAAACTAACAGCACAGGCTATCACAGCATCTATGACACGTCTGGTTCTAGGCCAATGATGTGGATTGATAGTAGTGGAAGAATAGAATTAGACTACCCCAGCACATACACTGTTTCATCTAGTGTTTTAAATTCAAATACGTTGTTTACTTATGTGAATGCTTCTTCAGGAGGGGGTTTAAGGTTAAATGGTTCAACTATAGTCTCAAGCTACAACACTAGCCTGTCTTCATCAGCAACAACTTTTTTTAATAGAAGCGGTGGGCAGACTTACAGAGGTGATTTCTACGAGATGCTCATTTATAATTCAGCTTTAACGTTGAATCAACAACAACGCGTAGAGGCCTACCTTAACACAAAGTGGAACATTTATTGACCAGATTAAGCGCTTTAAGCTTTTATTTCTGGCTTTTAGCTGGAGTGAACAATGGCTAATTCAGACAAGAACATCAAGATCACGCCAAACATCAGCCAGACGGCCCAGCCCAACGTTGTATTCACGGGCCAAGGCAATGTGCCGATCACGCTGAAAGTTCTGGATGATTCCTACGGCACATTGAGCTTTGAAGGCTCAGCCGGTCAGTTGTTCTCCATCAACAACAACCTGACCTCTGGCGTCATCTTTGCGGTCAACGACGTGTCGGGTATTCCCCAGATCGACGTCAACGCTGACGGTACGATCAGACTGGCTCCGTACGGTACCGCGCTTTATGTTGGCGGCATCAGTGGCAGTGCCGTAACCATTCAACCTTCGACCAGGAGCTCATCCGGCGCTGGCGCAAACATGACGCTAACAGCAGGGTCTGGCGTGACTACTGGCGCTGGTGGTAGCGTCTTTCTAAAACCAGGCGCTCAGGCTACGAGTGGTGGAGACGGTACTGTCATAGTTCAATCAGCAAATTTTTCTGGTAGTATTACTTACTTAAGAATTCAAAACCCGACAACGTCTACGTATTATGCAGATTTTGAAGTTACGGCTGGTGTCGGCGGCAATAACTTAACTATAGAGGGGGGTGGAGTTGCTCTCTACAACGTACGTATAAATTCAAGTACGGCGGTCGATACAAATAACGCTTTTAGGGCTGTTGGCGGCGGATACCCCACCCTTTCTACCGGAGGAGTGCGAGTAGGATACTCGCCTGTACTATTTTCTGCAACTCAGACATACAATTTTCAAGATACGGTAGGGCTTGTCCACGGCAGCGTAGGCACTATTAGAGTTGCTGACGCGTCTGGTAGCTCTACAGGCTCAGGCGGCGGTTCTTTTGCTTACACTTCTTCAACGCCCACAGCCCTTTCTGCCAACACCGACAACCTGGTCCTGACAGGCTCGGCGTTCCAGCGTCTGTCCGCTTCCGCAGCTTACAACCTGACAGGCATTGCTCCTCCGTCTGGCGGTGCGCACGTTGACGGTCGTGTGATCTGGCTGCACAACGTCGGTGCTAACAACATTACTCTCAAGCACAGCCAGACAAGCACAGCAGCCAATCAGTTCATTAACGAAACTGGCGGTGACATCGTTCTAGCGCCAAACAAATCTGTTCAGTGTACTCACAGGAGCTACTGGTGCTACTGGACAAACAGGTGCCACAGGCGTCACTGGCTCACAGGGTAATCAAGGCGTTACTGGAGCGACTGGTGTCACAGGTGCCACAGGAGCAACAGGAGCTACCGGCGCAACAGGTGTAACAGGAGCCACAGGTGTAACTGGGTCTAACGGAGCTGCTGGAGCTACAGGAGCTACTGGCGCTACAGGCGTAACAGGTTCTCAGGGCGTAACAGGAGCAACTGGTGTAACTGGCGCGTCTGGTGCTGCTGGCGCCACAGGAGCTACAGGCCCAACAGGAGCCACAGGTGTAACTGGTGCCACAGGCACAACAGGCGCATCTGGTTCCGCGAATATCAGCGGTACTTCTGGTTATTTGGTTAAGTTTACAGGTTCTACGTCTGGTGGTAATAGCCTTGTTTATGATACTGGCACCAACGTTGGCATCGGCACGGCATCGCCGAGCAACAACTTGTCGATTGGAGCAGCTGCTGGCAAGATCGGTTTCCAGCGTGGTTCTGGCGACGGCGAATACGCTCTGATAGGTTACAAAGGCACAACTGGCAATGATCGCTATGTTTTTGAAATCAACAATACCTCTGGAACTGGTGAGCTTAGGTTAAATCAGGGCGGGACCAGCACTCCCATCGGCATGACCTTCTATACAAACAATGCCGAAAAGATGAGGATAGATTCTTCCGGTAATGTCGGGATTGGAACAAATGTTCCGAATAAAAGTTTGGTTATCGCAGCCAATAGTTCTACTCCACAAATAAATATTTATAAATCTCCTGACGGGTCATTAAATGCTGCGCAACAAGTAGTTTCGCTTGGAACAGGAAGCAGTCAATCTAATGCTGGTACGACCGGAGGGAATGAATACGGCATACTTCAGCTTTTACATAATGGAACTATTCGTTGTCAGTTTTATGTCAATGCGGGTGGTGCTGCTGGCAGCAATTTCGTTCTTGACGGTGTTTCTTTTGGGACCTCCGCCACCTCGGCTGGTCAAGTCTATATTATTCCGGCTAGCGCGGCCAGCAAGGCTCTTGTTGTCCGTGGCTTCACTTCGCAGTCAGCCAACCTGCAAGAGTGGCAGAACAGTTCAGGATCAGCTAGAGCCTTTATAGACGCTAATCAAAAATTATTCGTACAGCAGCCTGCCGACGCAGCTGTCGGTAACTCTGAAGTAGTAGTTGCGGAGTTTGGCGCTAAAACATTTTGGGCCAATGGCGACGCTTCTTTAATCACCGTAGGTTATACAGACATTGCTGGAGCTTATAACAGCACTTCTACTAATTGGGACATGTATTTCAAGGTAGGCAACAGTTCTACAAGATCAGAAAGGATGCGAATAACTGGAGCCGGTTTGGTTGGCATAGCGACCTCTTCTCCAGGGGCTATGTTGCAGGCTAATACTACGGCAGCCGCCACCAAAGGCCTCATCGTCAAGGGCTTCACTTCGCAGTCTGCTAACTTGCAAGAGTGGCAAGATAGCTCTGGTAACGTTTTAAATAGTATTTCAAGTAACGGTTATTTTACTATTAGTCCTGTCGCCCTAACCGGCACCCAGTCTCCTTCTGCGACTATCA